ATGGAAGGGGGGCGTTAGAGATGGGGAGGTGGAATTTGTGGATACTCCAGGGGGGAAGTTTAGAGTTTCACAAATGTTTGATAAACATGAAGCGAATAGAAAAATTTATGATCGATATGAAGAATCATGGATACCCCTTAATACGGATTTTGGTATTGCGGGGGGGGACCCTTTTAAATTTAATCGCACGGAACATAATCGCAGATCTGATGCAGGAGGAGCAGTTATAAGGAAAGGGAAGTATGATGTACAGGAAGGTAAGCTTGTAAGGAAGAGGAGATTTGTGTGTACTTATAGTAACCGCACGAAAGATAAATGGGAGTATGCCGAGGACATGTTGATGATGTGTGTATTTTTTGGAGTGCAGATGTTCCCGGAGATAGATATTCCTTTGTTATGGGATTATTTTGAGCAGCGTAAATATAGCCGGTATTTACTATATAGAATAGATCCGACAACAATGGAGACAAAAATAACTCCCGGGGCGAGCACGTCAGAGAGAATTAAACAAGATATTTTTACAGAGTATATGTCATGGATAGCAAACGAGATTGACGAGGAAGTGCATGTTGAAGTTTTAGAACAATGTAGGGATATCGGTGGTCCGGAAGATATGACGTTTTTTGACCTGTTTACTGCGGGAGGATTTGCTTTGCTTGGAACACTTACTATTTATGATGAAGTGCAAAGATTACAACGAGAGCAATCAGATGTGTCAAATTATTTTAAGAAAAGAAAATATAAAAAACGTTAGGTCGGTTGAAAACTGTTAATAAGATTTTTTTATATTTATCAAAAACAGGATTCAATGGCTGTTAGCATTAATTCTTATAGAACCGGTGAATATCCATTTCCAAAACATGAGATAGATCCTAAGCTTAAAAAAAAGCAGTGGCATTTGGACTTTGGTAAAGCGATGTATGCCAATTGGGTACGTAACAAAACCGCAATCCCCTATAATATTCTTGATGAATACAAAATTCTTCGTTCTTATGCAGAGGGCAGGCAGGATCCCGAAATATACCAGGACATACTTCTTGGAGAACAAGAAGAAGGACCTAATTCCGGAGAGCGTGAAGGATGGTTTAATATTAATTGGGATATATTCAGTGTTGCTCCTAAGTTTATAAATGTTGTCCTGGGAATGATGGAAGACCAGGAACACGATATAACTGCTACTGCGGTAGATCCGACATCAGGGAAAGAACGGGAGGAAATAAAATGGCAGATGTGGTTTCAGTCTCAAAACAGGCAGGATATTGACTATGTTAATAAAAACTTAGGCCTGCAGTCACAAGCACAGGGGCAAGAGATGGGACCTGAAACGTCGGAAGAGATGGCTTTGTTTGAGGAGCTGGGGGGGTTTAAGATGAAGAAGGAGTACGCCATTGAAAGAGGAATAGATTATACTCTCTATATTAGTGACTGGAAGGAAATCAAACGAAAAAAAATAATTGATTTTTTGACTATCGGTATAGCATCATGCCGGGATTATGTTGACAAGTTTACACAAAAAGTCAGAGTGGAATATGTTGATCCCGCAAGATTGATTCAGCAGTACAGTCTGCGTAATGATCATAAAAATACCGAATGGGCTGGCCAGATAAAACCTATGAAAATTATTGATATCAGGGCTGCTATGAGTTCTGAACCTGAAGAAAACCGGTTAAGTGAAGATCAGTTAATGCAGATAGCAACTGATTTTTCCGGGACCAGCAGGAATCCATCGCTTATTGTCGGAGGAATAACTGACTTGCAGAATAGGGATGGATCATATAAATATGATAATTATTTGGTGGATGTTCTGGATTTTGAGGTGAAAAGTGTTGATATACGGTATAAGCAGAAAAGAAGAAACGAGAGAGGTGAGGAATTTTATTATGAAGATGAATGGGGAAAGATCAGGGATACAGATAACCGGACAACAAAGATTGTTGAAACAAAAACCGTGCACAGGGGGAAATGGATTATAGGGACAGATCATATTTTTGATTATGGTTATCAATACGATATACCCAGGCCAGGTAAAAAAGAGGTAGAGTTATCTTTCCATACCTATAAAATTCATGGCAGATCCATGATCAGCCTGATACAACCAAACCTTGACCAGATTCAGTTAACGTTTTTGAAAATGCAAAATGCAATAGCACAGGCTTCGCCTTCTGGCCTGGCTGTAGAATATTCAAGTTTGCAGAATATGGTTATTAAGGGGGGGGTTTTAGAGCCGTTAGAGATACTACAGATACGCAGAGGACAGGGAGATCTGGTTTATCGGGCAACAACACACCGGGGATATGTTGCAGGGCCGCATTCGGGCAAACCCGTTCAGGAACTTGAAGGAGGGATAGGGCAGAGCCTTGAAGAGTTTGTTCGAATATTTGAACTTAATTTTAATTTTATTCGTGAATTATCGGGAATAAATCAAATAGCTGATGCCAGTACCCCCGATCCCAAACAATCTGTTGGAGGGTCAAAGATGGCCGTTGCTGCAACAGGCAATGTTATTCGGCCAATATATAGTGCATATATACATTGTAAAGAACATGTGGCGAAGAACGTTGCCCTGAGATTACAGATTATTGTCAAGCATTCTAAAAAGGCATATAAAGGGTATTATCCGGTGTTGGGTAAAGCTTCTTTGCAGGCATTGAGTATTGGGGCAGAAATAGTTGATGCGGATTTTTATATTAAACTGATAGCAAGACCTACAAGTGAGGCCAAGCAAATGATACGTCTTACAGCACAGAAGGCCCAGGCCCCTGATAAGGATGGGCATATTGGTCTTGAATATCATGATTATTTAATGGTGGAGAGATTATTGGAGGCATCAAATTTAATATTAGCCCAGGCCGTACTGAGTTACCGGTCAAAAATGAATAAGCAAAGGCAAGTGTCATTACAGAGGGAAAATATGCAGATTGATAATAAGAATGCTATTAAAGTAATAGAAACTAAAGGGGATCAGGAAAGGAAGAAAAAGGAAAAAGAATTTGATTTGAAGAAAGAATTCGAAACACATAAAACAACTGAAATTATACGCCTTGAAAGGGAAAAACATAAAAATAAGATGAAAGAAATGGGAGCAGAGAAAATGCTGGAGGCCGAGGCCGAAAATTATCGTGATAATAAACCCGACAGTAGTAGTAGCAAAGACAGTAGTAGTAATAAATCAAAAAACAAGTAGTTATGCCAGACCCAAAAAAATTTGACGAAAGCGACCCGGAATTTCAAGCCTTAAAAGGCAGTATTGGTGATGTTGTAGGAAACGAAGGAACACCCCCACCGGGAGGCGAAGGAACACCTCCACCGGGAGGCGAAGGAACACCTCCACCGGGGGGCGAAGGAACACCCCCCCCGGGAGGCGAAGGAACACCTCCACCGGGGGGCGAAGGAACACCTCCACCGGGAGGCGAAGGAACACCTCCACCGGGAGGCGAAGGAACACCTCCACCAGGAGGCGAAGGAACACCTCCACCAGGAGGCGAAGGAACACCTCCACCAGGAGGCGAAGGAACACCACCACCTTCTCCATCTACAGAGGAAATAAGAATGCAGGTCGTGAATGAGATATTCGGCGATCAGTTTAAATCCTTTGATGATGTGAAGAAGGCAAAAATAACCGATACCTTAAAAGAGGTTAGTACCCTGAGAGAGGCGAACGCCACCTTTAAGAGCCAGGCCGAAGGAAGACCCTTTGGTTATGCTAACGAGAGTATTGCCCTTTTTAACGAGTTCGTTAAGAAAACAGGGATCCAGAACTACGAAGCTTTTAATAAGCTTATGAATACAGACCTAAGTAAACTTGGGGATGTAGAGGTGATGGTACTGAAAGAAATAACGGATAAGCCTAAATTTATAGGGCAAGAAAGTAAATTGAAAGCAAAATTCGAAAAACAATACAAGGTTGATGATGAGGAGATGGATACGGATGAGCTTGAAATTAATAAGATTAGCCTGGCAAGTGATGCCGAGACTGCGAGACAGTCATTGACGGAATTAAAAGGGGGAGTGAAGTTGCCGGAGGAAACTCCGCCAACACCACCCCCGGGCGGGCCTGTACTGACAGATGAACAGAAAACCCAGATTAAAAATGGTTGGGAAAATTTAACCAAGGAAATTGGTGATAAATGGAAGTCTTACCCACTTACACCAACAGGGAGGAAAGTCCCAATACTCAATTATGAGATACCTGCAGAGACAAAGCAAAATCTTATATCACATGCTAAAGATTTTTGTATTGAGAACCAAATGGAACTTAATGAGGAAAACGTAAAGCAAGTGTTTTCGATGATGCAGAGGGATTTGGTGGCAGATAATTTGCCAGCAATACTTCATGCTGTCTCTGAAAAGGTAAGGAGCTTAACGGCTGAGGAGTGGGATAAATTTTATGAGAATCCAAGTGGTAGTGGCAACACGGATATTCCACCTGCAGGAACTATATCAGACCAAGAACAGCAGAGGGATGAGATCTATCAGGCCGAGAAAGAAAACATTTCAGGACCAGGACAGGCTTAACCTATAAAAAGTAGTAATAAAAAGATTGTGCGTTTATTTATGTTGAATAGTTATAGTATTAATTAATAAGGAGAAAAAAATGCCGAAAGCAGTTTTAACATCTCCTGATGCTATTCAAGAGATATACGCATCAGAGGTAGTTTCCGGATTTGATATTCATAAGCCGGAATACCTGAATGACCTCTTTATGAGGTATGATGATCAAGGCCTGGCTTATTTTCAGTTGCTTAGATCATTAGGATTTGAGAAATCAGTAGCACAGGATACATATTATCATTTTGAGGAGAACAGGACACATGAACGAGCGAAAGTTCGGGCACAAGTATCAGCTCCCGCTCAAGGTGCAGATATTGTATTTATACTGGATACTGATGCCATGGATGCTAATAATAGATTTTATCCCCGAATGTACGATACATTGTTATTTAGTAATGATGTGACCGGATACATTCAGGATATTGATGTTAGCACACCGGCAGACCCTACGATCACCGTAAGGCTGAATGATGAAGACGATACATTCCCTCAGCTTGAAATAGGTGAATATATTCCAATAGTTTCGGATTCCTTCTCAGAAGGATCAGGGCAGCCCGAAGGTGCCATCCGGGGTGCATGGAAATACGATAACGATGCTCAGATTATCAAAGAAACTATCGGGATGACCGGTACGGAAATGGTAAATCAGACATGGTTTAAAGTTACAAGTGACGGCAAGAGTATTCCCGCATACTATCATCTTGGTCAATTCGATATTGATTATCGGATTACCTTGAAAATTGATGGTGCATTACTGTTCCAGAAAAGGACAACTAACGTATCCAGATCAGGGACGGAGCCAATTGACCCCGATACCGGTAGGGTAATCAAAACAACCGAAGGGTTGTTTCCCTATATTAATCGTGTTGGTAATGTGCACCCCTACACCATTGGATCATTTGACATCGCAGATTTTGATGATGTTAACCTGGTCCTGGATAGGGAGTTCGCGGGGAACCATATCCTTTCCCTTTTAGGGATAAAAGTACAGGGAGAAGTTGAGGACGTTTTGAAACTGTATTTTGCAGATACCAATATTCAGTATGCCCGGCAAGTGGCTAACAATGTTTTGTTCAATAAAAATGAGAGCCTTGGGGCCTCTGTAAACTTTAAATATCTCACGAAAAATGAGAGAACTTTTATGTTTAAGAGGTTTTCTAACCTAAGTAATTCTAACACCGTTGGTGGTTGGGCAGATGTTGGAGGTTATTATACCGGTTATAGTCAGGATTGGCCATCTGTAGGAGTTATGTTACCACTCAATAAAAGGAAAGATCCTAAATCCAAGAAACTGGTCGAATCCCTTGGGGTAAGATACAGGGCCCTGGGTCGCTATAACAGGCGTATGGAGGTCTGGTCAATTGGTGGTGCCGGCGAAGGAATGAAGGTAACGGAATTTGATAAACGCGAAACCTATATGAGATGCCACATTGGAGCTCATTTTAGAGGCGGGAATCAATTCGTGTTGCTTGATCCTCAGTAGTATTAGTAATGTTAACTGAAAAGGGGATTTCCCGCATATTCCTGGCGTTTACTTAACCCCCGGATTAGCCCGGAGATCCCCTTTTTTTAAAACTAAAAAAGTATGTTGTTTAAAAATGGAGTAATTTACAAAATGACGGACAGAGAGAAAAAGGAGCTTCGTGCAAAATTTTCTTTTCCTCTCAAACTTGTTTATCCTGCAAACCTTGTTCGCTCAAGTACAGTGAATAGGTTACCGGATAAACCACGGAGTATTAATATTCCTTGCAGGAATATATTCAGAAACCGGGATGGTGAGACAGAAGAGTGGAGATGGGCTAATTCTATATCATATGATGCCCTGAATAGAACAAAATATACTCCGAGAAATCTTGGTTTTATGGGAGATGCAACATTAACAGAGATGGATCTTGAATTGTTGTATTTCTTGTATTATAAATCTCCTCATTGTTATAATGGGGCGATTGATAAGCAATTTAGAAAGAAATCATATTTTATGATAGAAGACCTTGTTAGAATTGCTACTGATACGGTCAACAGAAAAGCTATCATATCAAGATATGAAGTTCTGTTAAACGATTCAGAAATTGGATTGCCGGAAAAAGAATTAAGAGCCCTTGCAAAAGCTTATTTTATTCCTAATGTTGATAAGTTGCATATTAATCAGGTAAGGGTTGCTGTTGATTTAAGTGTTAAGCGTGATACTAAACATGGTATTGAGAACTTTTTTGAGTTATCAAAATCAAAAGAGTTTTTAGAGGCCAGGGGAAAAATACAGACAGCCTTAGACCTTAAATTGTTTCATTTTGATCCAAGATCTCGTACTTGGAGATGGAGAACAGTGGAAGGGGAGAAGGCCGAAAGTATTTGTAAGGTACTGACCAAGACATTACCAGAAAACGCCATGCTTGAATGGTATCAGAATAATTCCGATTTCAAAGAACGTCTTGATGCAGAGCTTGAAGGATTAGGAGCAATGGAAGAAGCGAAGAAAGAGCTTGATACGGAGCCAGGGGCAGGACCGGTGTAGTATATAACGGTCTTTGATATTGAATGAAGTATTTATAAAAAAGGGTACTGCTTTTTAGCGGTATCCCTTTTGATATTTTTAACTTTATGGAAAATTCTGATGTTCAATTTGACACGAAATTTAGATTAGACCTCACCCCAAACAGAACAGTTGAGATCTATGACACTATTGATTATTCGGGCCTGGGAGAAGATATTAATGACTTTGTTGGTATCGTAAAGGTTTCCGGCCCTTCAGGAGTAATCTATGAAAATACAGACTTTAACAATCCCGATATAGTACCCGGTACGTCACGGCAGATGACTACTTTAATATATCTTATTCTTGATCCCCTGAATGATTATCAGGTGATGAAAGGGCAGTATACTATTAAGTATAGTGTTAAAGACACGGTTTCAGAGAACACTTATGAAAATTCTAACGTTTACGGATTTCATTTTGACAATCCTACGATGGCCGTTAACGTGGATAGTGGTCCTTATTCTGCAAAATTAAGGAGTAATGATAATACGGATTATGGCAGTGATATTTCTCTTCTTACAAGGGAGCATAGAATACAATATCCTACGGATTTATCACTTCCCGACATAGTAACCACATTAGCATCCTATGAAGTAGATCCTATTTATACAAATGAGTGGACAATAATTGTAACCTCAGTGGTTGATTATAAACAGGGAGATGATCTTGAATATCGCTGGGGGGGGACCCAGACAGTTACGCATTGTGTGACCGGGGCATGTATCAGTTCTTTTTATAGTAGTGTTGATGAGATGCTTACCATGTACCGGGGATATATTGGAGTAAATCCAAGCAGGGCAGGGGTGTTCAGGGAAAGGTTACAACAAATTAATACAGCCTGGCAATTACTTGATATTGCCTGGATGTATGTAGATTTAGAAGAAGCGGACAGGCAAGCGGAAACAATAAGGGAAATTATTGAAAAGTCGGATATTGATATGTGTCCTTCCGGTTCAAGTGTACAGGTTGATGCCTGTCCTGAATGGGGGGGAGGACAGGGTGGTGGATTTTATACCGAAGGTACCGGTATTGATATTGATGTTCAGGGGAAAGTTATTTCATTAACTGATTATGGAGAATTAAAAATATCTGCTGATGATACTACCATGGGATTTATCGAAGACAAATTTACGGTATCTCATGGGGGGAATGTGACAAATATACTTGAGCTTACTACCTTAAGTCCTGGGGGGGGCGAAATTCGTCAACTTCAATTAGACGAGAGTAAGATTTCGCATGATAGTATTGGTGATGTTTCTGCGGACGATCATCATAACCAGGCACATATTCTGGCAACGTCAGGAGATCATACAGGGGCATTGCCTTTAACGGATCTTGATAATTATGCAGTAGGAGCTTTAATGTATGGAGGTGCTGCCGATTGGGCCGTGCTTGGGGGGGGGACGGAGGATTATGTATTAAAAATGGGTGCTACATATCCTGAGTGGAGTAGTTCAGGTGGTGCACACGGAGATCATACCGGCCACGTAACATCAGTTGGGCTTGGAACAACAACCTTAACCGTTTCTGCTATAACAGGACAGGCAGAATTAACATCTGGCCTGGTGAATACAGATGAATTAGTGCTGAGTGATGCAGGAGTTATAAAAAGGATGGATATTTCCGTTCTCCAAACCTATATGCAGGATAATCTAAACTTTACGACTGGTGGTTTTTGGACAGTAACAGGTGATGATATATATAATAACAATAGTGGTAATGTAGGAATTGGAGCAGCCCCAGGGGCCTATAAATTTGATGTTACGGGAACAGTAAGGGTTACGGGTAATTTATTTGCCGAAGCAAATGTTCAAAATTCTTTATTTTCATCAGGGTGGTTTGGTAGTAACTGGCAAATAACATCAGCCGGAGATGAAGAAGTAGAAAATATTTTAGTACGAGGTGCTGCACGATTTCGGGAGTTAATAATAGATCAACTTTCTATTATTGCAGGAACAAATTTGATGTCTATTGCAAGAGGTAAGGTGGCGAGTATAAATACAGGGGAGAGTAAAATAACCCTTGAGGATCCAAACAATAAAGGAACATCCGCTTTTGCTGTTAATGATTTTTTCTGGATTAAGGCTATTGATATCAACAAAGCAGTATTTTCTGATTGTAGGGGGCAAATAACAGCAATAACAGGACTTACTCTTACTTTAAATTTTGCTGTAGCCGGGGGAAATGGTGCAATAACGGATGTTGCAATAGGTGATGTTATCACTCAAAGAGGACATCCTACCAATACTGACAGGCAGGCAATGATATATACTACTGTTTCTGATAGTGATGGACCTTTTAGAAGAGTATTAACAGGGGTAGACAGTCTTGCAGCCTTTACTGATTTAGATAATGTAGGATTACAAGACGGGAATCTTGAAAATCTTGCCAGCTATGGAATTGTTCCTGCTTCACCCGGTTTTGGATCATATTCAGACAATGTTTATTTAACAGGGAAAATTATAATTTCTAATCCCGGTGACATAAATACTTCGGACCTTAATAATGATGCCGGATTTACTGATGACACCGCCGCAGATGCAGCACAGGCAGACGCTACAACAGCATTAGGGTTAATTCCTAATGACGCAGATGGATTGATAGACCGTGCAGCTACTCCTGACGGAGCAGGATTATATCTAGGTTCTACACATTTGGGTTATTACAATGGAGGTGCCTGGAAAACTTACATGGCCAGTAACGGTGATTTTTTCTTAAGTGGGACAAGTGGTTATTTAACATGGGATTCTTCGGAAGAAACCTTAACAATTAAAGGAACGGTTAATGCAAGTGATGGAAATATCGGAGGATGGGATTTATCGAGTAACTCAATTCATCATGGAGCGGAGAAACTGACAGATGGTTATGCAACCCCAGGAACGGCAACATTTATGGCAGATGGTTCATTACACCTTCCTAACTTTTATGTTAATGCAGAGGGGGGACCTAATTCGGGGCAGTGCGGACTAAGAGAAGTTATAGACATATCTTTTGTGGGATTTGCTTCTCAGAAAATTAAAGTTACAGGCAGAGAAATACGGGAAGATGGAGCGAATTTTGATTCAGGATATATTTATATAAATATGTTTGGTTATCAGGGGGGGAGTACAAAATATCGTTCAACAACCATAGGAAGTGGGAAAGGAAATCCTTTGCTTATAATAAAAGGAGAAGATAACAACCAGCAGGGAACGGTAACTATAAATGCCCAACCTAATTTTGGTAATGTTCCAACTAGTCCTTCCGGCTTAAATTCGGGGGATATATGGAATGATTCCGGAACTTTAAAAATAGTTACATAACATGGATACTGTTTCATATAATACTGAAGAAAAAATTAGACTTCTGAGAGCAAATGGATATGTTGTCAGAGAAGGGAAGGTTTTTGTTGTAAAAGATCGTGTTCCTATTGCCTCGAGAAGTTCTTTTGCTTTTAAGGCGGGGAGAAAATATGATATTGATACGGTTTTTGATAGCACTATTAAGAGTATTTTTTTAAAAATGAATCCAACAGGAGGAGGGGAAGAGGAAGAAGAAGAGGAAGGGGGATTTTATACCGAAGGGGCAGGTATTGATATTACCGGGGCAGTTATTTCATTGTCTCATTTAGGGCTTGAAGATCTAACGGCCCCGGGGGAAGACAAGATATTATTTTATGATTATTCAGCAGGAGCAGTGGGGTGGGCCAATTTTGCAGAAGCTACTTCTAAACTCAAAATTTCATCGAATGACACTACTCCGGGTTACCTAGAGGATAAATTAGCATTATCTTATGGAGGCAATGAGTCAGAAATCCTTGAATTTTCTACCATTGGGGAGGGTGCTGATGAAACAAGAATACTTCAAATAGACGAGACTAAAATTTCACACGATAATATTGCGGATGTTTCTGTAGATGATCATCACAGCGAAGTTCATACTTTAGCAACTGCCGGGCCACATACAGATAGTTTACCTTTGGTAGATTTAGCACCCGGTACAGCAGGGGATATTATAACCAGGCAGGTAAGTGATTGGGCGGTTCTTGCAAAGGGAACTCAAAATTATGTATTAAAAATGGGTGCAACGTATCCTGGATGGGGGACGGTGGATTGGTCGGAGTTAACAGGGTCACAACCAGCCCCTATTGCTCATAATCATGCTTGGTCAGATATTACTTCCGGAGTACCTACTACTTTTGCAGGATATGGAATAAATGATACTCTGGCCAACTTGAATACTGCCTTATCAGATGCTACTTTATATGAATGGGAAGCTGATCAGGGAGCTGTAAATATTCATGGAGATAATGTAGTTTATGGTTCGGCTGCTTCTACTGCTTGTGTCGGAAATGATGCAAGGCTTTCGGATGCACGTACTCCTACGGCTCATGCTTCCTCTCATATAACAGGAGGCGGAGATATTATAGCTACGGCTACTTCAACTGCTGTTGGGTTATTGCCTATTCTTTCTAATGTAGTTACTGAATATCTTGATGGTACAGGGGGATGGTCTGTACCTACCGGGGGTGTTTCTTTAGGGACTACTACTCAGATTCCATATATGAATGTAGCAGGAGATGATTTTCTTTATTCGGCAAACCTTGTTTTTACTGTAACTGGATTAGGAATTGGAACAGCAAGTCCTCAGGAGAAACTTCATATTCAAGGAGCAGGAGCACAAAGATTAGAAATAGAAACAGATGATGAGAGTTCTCCTGTATTAAAATTTACAAGAAATAATTTAGATTCTAAATCAATTTATTTAGCAAATGATCCGTTAGGTGGTACTTCGCTTAATTTCTATGACTATGATTCTGGTGATACGAAAATGATTTTACTTGATAGTGGAAACGTAGGAATTGGAACAACAAGTCCAATTGAATTATTACATCTGAAAACAGCTTCGGGAACGAGTACAGATTTTGCTTTGGATGAAGCAGGTATAGGTTGGAGAATAAGAAATGATCAAGCAGCTAATAGGTTAGCGATTGCATCAGTTACTTCTTCAACAGGGGAATTATTTGATCAACGCACTGACAGATTTACGATTTTAGCAGATGGAAAAGTAGGAATAAATGTAATAAATCCTGTTAAACAACTTTATGTAAAGTCATCTCAAGATGTTATGGTTACGTTTGAGTCTACTGATGCAAATGTGTTCCTTTCTTTTATGGACAACACTACAACTGATAATGCAAAGGTAAGAATTGGTGCCATAGGTGATAATATGAAGTTATTTGCAGGTGGTTCTGAAAGAATAAGAATACTATCAGATGGAAAAGTTGGAATTAACGATGATTCTCCTTCGTATCAATTAGACGTAAACGGAACAGGGAGGTTTACAGATACTCTTACTAGTACAAAAAGTGTAGCTGCAGGACCTAGTTTTAGTGGTGGTAATTTATTGTTTGCTGGTGATCAAAATATTTATTTCAATGTAGATCAAAATGACGATTTTCTAGAAAATCATTTTTACTTTTTATCAGATACTAGTACTAGTGGGGGGGGTAATATTTTATTTTTCATTAGTGATCTTAAAACATATTGTGCTACTAAATTAGGGATAAATAATAATGATCCTACTTATTCATTAGACGTAACTGGAACAGGAAGATTTACAGATGATGTAATTATTGGAACTTTAAATAATGATAATGCTCTTATTACAACAGATGCAAATGGAAAATTAATTTCTGAAACAAATCTTATTTTTGATGGAACAACCTTTAAAGTAAAAGGGGCAACTTATGAAACACAAATATTACCTCAAACAATAGACTTTACAAGAAATTCTGCAAATTATATTAAAGCTGCTACTGCGGGTGGTTATATGTGTTTTATAACAAATGGGCTTGCTCAGGCTTCTGTTAATTCATTGTTGTATTTAACTACAACTGAGGTTCAATTAAGATATGGTTCAACTGCTCCTACTGCTCTAAAACTTGAAACAACTTCAACAGGAGTAAGAATAACAGGTTCTTTATTAGATATTTATGGAGCAACATCTGCCACACTTAATTTAGAGGCAAATGCAGGACATTGCTATTTGAATCTTGATGCTGGTGGGGCAGGTAATGATATCCGTCTTCAGTTTCAAGATGATGGAGCTAATAAATGGCTACAAAAGTTTGAAAGTAGTAATGACAGTATGTTTTTTTACAATTATGCTCTTGGTAGTAATGTAATTACTATGCTAAACGATGGAAAAGTTGGAATCTTGGATTCAACACCTTCTTACATATTAGACGTAAACGGAACAGGAAGATTTACAGGCAATCTTTATTGTAACGCTTATATATATCTTGGAGTTAGTGATTACATATTATTTGGAACAGATGTTAGCAGAATATATCACGATGATACAGATTTCTTTATAAGAAGTCTTAAACACGGTGGTCGTATTATAATGCAAGGTGAAAATGCTGCTGGTTCAAACAAAGCATTAATTTATGCCGATCCTGACGGGGCAGTGGATTTTTATTATGCTGGAGTGAAGAAATTTGAAACGACTTCTGTAGGAGCGACTGTTACAGGTAGAATAACAGCAAATACGGCTGTTGCTGCAGGATATGCAGGATTTTTTTTCAACGATGGTGGTTTTACTACTAGGTGGGGAATCGGGATTCAATGTGGCGAAGATGTTGTTTCAACTAATAATTATCCTATTAAATTTTTTGACGGAGATTATGGTGGTATTGCAAATATAAATTACGATACTGATTCTATTCAATTTGCTTTTACATCTGATATTACATTAAAGGAAAACATAAAAGATTATAATATTGATGGATTGAGTATTATTAAACAGATGCAATATCGGGTATACAATTGGAAAAGGGATTCTAATAAACTTGAATCTCATGGCTGGATTGCTGATGAAGTTGAGCAGATATTTCCTGATATGGTTTCTGTTGACCCTGAATCAGATTATAAGATGATATCCCCATCAAAATTAATTCCTGTTATGATGGCAGGAATTAAGCAGCATTATAATATTACTAAGTCACATGAGGATAAAATAATTCAGTTAGAGAAACGAGTTAAAGACCTGGAAGATGAAGTTGAACTTTTAAAAAATTGATATATTGTATTTTTTTATTAATTAAATAGTTATAGTTATGAAAAATGACGAATTGTATGTAATGAGAGACGGTTTAAATGCTGTTCCTGACAAGGTATCTTATGAGAATGTGAAGAAAAAAGGTATTATTAATTTTAAACTTGCTGTTAGTAAGAACAAATGGATGCTTAATAATCATCTTAAAGATGTAGAGGAAGCGATTAAGTCCTCGGAGGATTATAGTAAGTATCGAAAGGAAGAACAAGGGCTGAGCAAGAAGTTTTGTCGCAAAGACGAAGAAGGTAAAAACATTATTATTCCTACTGTAGAAGGGCGGGTGAAAGGAGAAAGATATGATATAGAGGGGCAGGGCGATCCCGATAGTGAATATTCCCGGGCTTTTGAAAAACTAGAGAATAAATACAAAAAGGAAATTAAGGAAAGGAAAGAGCAGCTTGAAAAATTTAATGATTTTCTTGAAGAGGAGAGCGATTTTGAGCCTTACCTGATTCCTTTTAATTTGGTGCCGGATGATCTTCCCCAGAGTGCTATGGATGGGGTTTTATTTATTATCGAATTTAAAGAAGAGAAAAAAATATCAAAACCCGATAAAAAGAAAAAAAAGTAAGCTATGACATTAATGCAAATGTATGATTTTATCAAATTTATTGGTGATAAAGATTTTAATGGCAATTTTTTTAAGCCCGAACATTATAAGTTGGCTATTATAGCTGCAAATATTGACTTGTTTAAAAAAGTTACGGGATTACCGGAGGAATACCAACCAGGAACACCGGTGGCCAGGGAATATTTTGAAATGAACCATAAAGCCTTGGCAGAGATAAGTGCTTTCAAGCTACATGTATTTGATCAAGCTGTTAGTAGCGGGGCTTTTGCAATACCAACGGGTTATGTGTATTGGGATTCTATGACTTATAATTGGCAGACTACAGTAGACGGGCAAGCCCGAACATTTCCCCGACCGGTCGAATTGCTCCGTGAGAGTGAGCTGGCAGACAGGAGGGGAAATTTCACTAAAGCACCATCGGCAAAATATCCTGTTACCGTGATGAGAAGGAATATGACAGAATCTCCGAATGACCGGTTTGACCTTTATCCTAACACAATTAATGCCGTGGATATTCATTATTATAGAATGCCTGTTGAGCCGGTGTTTGATTATACAATTGTAGATAATGAGATAATTTATGCTTCGGGGACATCTACTGAATTTGAATGGGGAAAAGAGAAACACATGGACCTGGTAAGGATCATGATGAGTTACCTGGGGATGAATCTTACTAAACAGGACCTTATACAATATGCAGAAATGCAAAAAGCGAAAGGAATTTAATGAGGAAACAAGTGTTAATAGAAATGGTTGAATCACGTCTTTCAGGGGGTGATACGACCGCAGATGTTAAGAGCAGGTACCATGGAGCAATAATTGAAAAGCATATCGAGGCTGCTTATAACAAACTTATCAGGGATACTTATGAAGAAGGCGTGAAGAATCAGGATTTTTCTCAGCTTGATATGTATGCCAGGACTTTTAGGAATATTGATGTTAGCGATGATACTGATAGAAACCTAAAATATTCTTTATTACCATTTCCTCCCGTAAGGTTGCCTGAAAACTTAGGTATACGAATGTTGTATCCACAGAACGATCCCACAAATCCGTTTGCCCATGTGGATAGCAATTCGCAAGCGGTTTTTACAGTATTAGACGTGGGAAGAGTGGACGATGTTCCTTCCTTTTGGATTGAAAAGTACGAGGGCAACGTGTACAGGATCTATTATGATCAGCCCGATCTTAGTACATTAAAAATAGCAGTATTGATGCTTTTGCCACTTAGTCAATATGATGATTTTGATGAAATACCCATGCCGGCAGGGCAAGATCTGGCAGTTGTAGATCTTATCGTGGAGAGGATGTCTGCTATGGCTCCGGAAGATCAAATTAACGATAATATAGCCAAACAATGAGTTTAGCAAATACTAAAACAGCAGGGTTGGTTAACCTCAAATTTGTGGTGATGTCTTATCTTAACAGGATAAATGACTATTCAATGAGAAATTATAAACGTCTTGCTCAGATAGTGATAGAAGGGTTTACTGACCTGAACCTGTATCATACTACAAATATAGAGGTGGAATATCTGTATATGGATGAGGCAAAAATAGTTAATGTTCCTTCGGATTTTATTGATTGGGTTAAGGTGGGGATTCCGGTTAATGGAAAATTAGTTACACTGACAAAGAGAAAAAACATGTTATTGCCCCGAAAATTCCCAGACGGTAAAGATGTTGGACATCTTGATAGTGCGGATCCTGGTAACGTATCTTCTTTTGTAAGTCATTTTAAGGGCGGGAAATATGTAGGAGCTCTTTATGGAATGAGTGGGGGGTATAATGTAGCATATTTCCGGTATGATGAAGAAATGAGACAATTTATTTTTACACCGGAGGTACCAAGATCAGAAATTGTACTTGAGTATGTCAGTAGTGGAGTATCTTTAACCTCATCAACGACTATTCCAAGACCAGCAGTTAAACCATTATTGTCATGGACGCACTGGCAATTAGGGGAATTTGATAAAAGAATTCCTGGTCACGAAAAAACACGCAGGGAAAAACTTTATGACAGGGATGTTATGGAATTAAGATCTTTTGTATTCACTCCTACAATGGATGAATACAGGGACATTATGTATAAAATGCTTAAACAGTCACCCAAACGCAGGTAATTAAAATTGTAAAAACAATGATAAAAGAAGTACGACAAAGGTTTAGGGGAGGACTTAATTCGGATGATCACGACAAAGATGTTCCGGAAGAAGATTATAGAAGTCTTTTGAACATGAGGTCTGGTATTTCTATAGCTGCTTACGGGGGCATGTTGGAAGCGATACAGTCTCCGCTGCTTAAAAGTGTTGCGGGGGGTCCGGTTTCTTCGGCTTCCAAATGTATAGGGGGAGCTGTGGATAAAGAATTTGATAAGATTTATTTATTATATCATGAGCCAACGGTAGCTGACTTCGTGATCGTGATCGATGCTAATAATGAAACAACGGCTATAATATTTAAGGATCTCATAGGAACATATGGCGTTATGAAATTAGATCCTCTGTATCCTGTATATAATGCAAGAGTACTGAACGGGAAATTTTTTTGGACAGATAATAATGAAGAGCCGAAATATTTGAAGATTGATAAGGCTATACAGTATATGGCTAATGGGTTTGATGATGTGCAACAATATTCAGGAGAATGGCTGGCAACAGAATCATACCTTACCGGCGATGTTGTAGGGCATAATGGGTATTTTTGGACAGCATCTCAGGGTAGTACAGGTGAGGAACCCGAGAGTGGGTCATCTTATTGGGATCAGAAAAGTCTTATTTTGGATAGTTATAAACCCCAATTATTTATTGAAGATGTTTTGTTTATTGCGACACCTCCTATTGATCCCGCAACATATACTTATATAACTGATACGTCCAGAAAATCAAATAATCTTCGTGGAAATCTTTATCAATTCGCTTATCGTTGGATCTATGATGATTTTCGTAAAAGTGTTTTTGGACCCGTGTCAAACATTACTTTGCCAGAAGGCGATGAATCACATGATGGTGAACCAAACGAAGATACAAGTGTAAATAATCGCATTGATATAAATTATGGATCAGGAGGATCAGGAGTTGTGCATATCGAGATTATATTTCGCAGTTCTAAAGATCTTTCGACATGGTATAGGGTTACCGTGGTTAATAAGTATGATGATAATGATTATCAGACATTAAGAGATTATCAGGACAGGGTGTATTCTTTCTTTGATGATATTGTTCCATATGCTATTTCTGATACAGAAGTTTATAAACCTTTTCATTACGTTCCTCAAAAGGCAGGGTTTCTTGAAATAATTGAGGATAATCATATAATTTTTGCCGATCCCACCGAAGGGTATCCGGAAGTAAAATTGGGTGTAGTGGTTGAGAAAAGTATTGTGGGAGATACCACTGATCCTGTAATTATTACTATGCAGGTGGAGGTTATATCATGGGATTTAGCCCCCGATCCTCCTAATCCATTACAGGAAGAAGGACATTATATGATAATTCTTCCTGAAAAAGGTTATGTTGGATCGGTGTATAAAATTGTAGAATATTCAAATAATTATACAGTAGTAAAAACAGCTACTTATATTATGTTGTCAGGTGATGAGGCCGGATATCCTAATAGCGTAAGAGATGCTCTGGTTACGGAATGTGGTGTGCAGGGAATAGATGTTGATACATGTTATTCTTACCTTACCTTGGACGGGATTATTTGTTTTAATAGGCACATAGTACAGTTAGGGCAGATTGAAAATTATTATGAAACAATTGGATATAAGGTAGAAGGGCAGGTACAGGACCCCGGAGAACTTATTGCCAAATATATTAATCTTAAGGCAGGAGCTACTCATGGCCTGGGAATGGTTTATTATGATGACCGGAGAAGACAAAACCCGGTTTCCGTGACTAAAGAGATGGGCGTTTATCTTGATTTTTATAATGATGACAGGGGGTCAGGGAACCTTGAGCATGATAAGCATTGGCAGATAAAACTTATTATTAATCATATACCTCCACCGTGGGCCACGCATTATCATATCGTTTATACCGGAAATCTTAGCATGTCCTATTGGATACAGGCAAGAATAAATAGTGTGGAATTTCAGACCGATTATATCGAGATTAACATAAATGATTGGATTGATAGCGTGAAGAATGCGTACAGGAATTTTGAAGTTGACAGGTATGATTTTCAGAATGGTGACAGATTGAGGGTTATAGGATATATAGATTCGGGATCATTTACTATGTATGACCGGTATATTGATGTTGAGGTTATAGGAACAGATCCGGAGGATTCGGATATTTTAAGGATACAAAGATATTTGGATGATACAGATTTGACTGTTGATCATATGGTTGAGATATACAGACCAAAAAGAACAACAACTGCGAACCTGTACTTTGAGATTGCCCAGAAATATCCGATCATTGTAACAGGTGATGGGCCTATTCATGGAGGCGATGTAGATCAGACAATAAATTCTTATGGACAGAATATAACCGGGGCAGAAGTAACTGTTGTTGCGAATGACAGTTATAAATACCGGAGAGAACTTTTAGATGTTACACAATTTTATTGTGAAAGTGCTCATCTTAGTGATTATACGAGGCCGTCTAACCTTATTGGTTTGGGGTTTCCAAAGATTGAAAGCGATTTGGCACGACAGGTGCGTATGAAAAACCGAATACGTTTTGGCGGAATATTGAGTATTGGAACAAAAAATAATCAGATCGCAGATTTTGAGTACGGTGATTATACAGACCTTCCAGAAAAACACGGGGGGATTTATGGATTGCAAGAGGTTGGGTTTGTACTGAAGATTATCCAGGCACATAAAATATGGAGTATTTATATTAAAAGAACTTCTTCATTTAATCCTGACGGATCGGAAAATATTATCTTAACAAATACGATCCTGGGAACAAAAAGGCCATCGACACAAAATTGGGGCACACAGAATCCTGAAAGCGTACTTGCACATGAAAGGCACCTTTATTTTTGGGATCGTAGTACAGCCAAGTTTATCAGGGATAGTGCGAATGGCCCGTTTGCGGTTTCGTCTTATAAGATGAGAACATATTTCAGGAACTTGTCAGATACTATTGGAAATGAAACGGATGTTAGGTGTATTGTTGGTGTTAATGAAGGGTTTGAGGAAATATTTGCTCATTGGTTTTGGGATGGCCAGCATCGACAAACAATGGTGTTTAACGAGGATAAAAAACGATGGACACACGGCACGAATGAGGGGGTTGATAGATATATTAATTTCGGAAATACATTGATATCCACTATAAATAATAAGATTTTTATTCATAACAGGGGAAGTAATTACAATCAATACGATGGTTCGGTTTATAATCCATCAATTATATTCGTTGTTAATGTGGATCCTGATCAGGTGAAAATATGGAAAGCTATGTCAATAAAGGCTAATAGAAAATTTTATAATGAATCTTCTGATGCCTTGCAGGTGCCGGCAGATCCAAATTATCCCTTGGGTATGGAAACAAGATTTCCTGAAAGCTTGCTGGAAGCGAAAGAAGGAATTTATTATGCTCCGGTAATGAAAGACATGAATACGCCACGGGCAGGGTGGTCAGCAGACCAGAAGGCTATAAATGGAAGGGAGATGAGAGGGCAGGTGCTTATTGTTGAATTAGAAAATGACGGGAATGATGGAGAGTTTTATCTTTTAGAAAATATCAGGATTAGATATACAGATAGCGAAACAAGTTAAAGTTAAATATCATGGTACTACAAATGGGATTAGGTGCATCACAGTTAGTAGGATCATTCGGTGATCTTATTAAAACCGGTTATGGTATGTGGCAAGCCGGGAAGGGAAGTAAAATGCTTAGAAAATGGGAGAAAACCCGCCCAACGATGGGGACCCCTGAATCCATAGATGAAATGGTTAATTTATTCAGGAATCTTGCCGGGGCAGACAGGCTTCCGGGACAGGATATATACGAGGGAAATATTCGATCCTCGACAGCAACGGGAATTGAGGCTATTAAAGATATGCAATCGGGAGCCGGTGGTTTGGGGGCAGTAACCCAGATGGTTGCGGGAGAACAGGATAAGTTTTCGAACCTTCAGGCAAGGCTTGAAGAAATGATTTATCAAAACCAGGGTCGGTTAGGATCTGCCTTGGGTCAAAAAGGACAATATGAGCAGATGGCGTGGGATTGGAATAAGAAACAGAAGTACCAGGAGAAGATGGCAGAGGCTAACGCCATGCTAGGAGCGGGAACACAGAATATAATGGGCGGAACGTCTAACCTGTTTAAATCCATAGGGGATACGATTGGCCTGGGAGGAATATTGGGCATGAATAAAGGAGGAGATGAAAACAGTTCAATATTTAATCAGTTAATACAACGGTTATTGGGCCTTTCTGGTAATAGTGAAAGCGAAGAGGGAGAATAATCATAAAATTAATTAAATAAGAAACAATCAATGGCACTTAGACAATCTGGAATAAATCAATCCTTTGGTAGGGCACAGGTAATCGAAAATGAGCGTTATACCAGTCCTGCTTGGGAGTATCATATAGCCAATAAAACTGCTTTGAAAAAGAAAATGAGTGTTGATCGAGCAGAATTTGAGGAGTTTGATGATTTAAAGGCATGGGAAGATGATCGTAATTTCAGGGAGATAACCGGCGGCATGAGAAATCTTGAGGAAATTTGGAATCAATCTTTCCAAGCAGGATATAATATTGCTAACCCTACTACAGAAAAAGAACAATTGTTGGCTAAGAAATTTGCCCAGGAAAAAGACAGGGTGAAACAGGCCTCGGATCTTTATACAAGACAAGGGGCGGCGGTAAAGAGTGCTTGGGAGGCGATGCAGAGAGAGGATGTTGATAAAGTGAAAACGAAACAGAAAATAATGGATTATATTGATTATGAAGGCGATATATTTGAGAGGGCAAAACAAGTACCTGGCCTGGTTGTGCATAAAACTGAGCCAATGGATATATTAGAAACCATTACAGGTGGAGTGGCTGATTATACTAAAGTAACAAAAGACGTGCTAGAGAACGCATTTGATCCCCTGACGGGGAAAATTAAAAAGAAAACCTGGGAGGGTATTTCTACAACAGATCGTAAAGACGCACTTGAAAAGATATGGTTGAGCCAAAAGGCAATGGGCGATGAGTTTAGGGAAGGTATTGCAGATATAATGAGATCTGATATAAAGAATAACCTTGATCCCAATAAAGAAGAAAATGTTCATAAGTATTATTCTAAAGAATTTTTGAATGTAAAATCCGGCAGCAAGGTTGAGGAAACCTTCTATTCAGTTGGTGAAGGAGGACTTAAAATTTCGATAGGATCAGGTATTCCAAAAAAAGATGAACAGGGTATGTTTATTGGGAACCCGGATACTGTTCTTCTTTATAATGATAATGCAGATAGTCCGATAGAACATACTTCGCCTTTTGCGGTTAATTTACAGGGTGTATTCAAAAATACACCTAGCAGTTCTGTGGCCATAGATGTTACGGAAGATTTTGTAAATACCCAGGATGGCATGCCGGAGGTAAAAGCGGGGAATTATTCTGTACTTCCAATGAAAATAATTTGGCTTCCGGTAGGAGATGAGGATGTTGATTTGAATAAAGAACAATCGCCCTGGATGGGGCCAATACAAAGTATTTTTAGACCAATGAATACGTTTAAAGACAAACCAATAGGTGATGAACAGTTCGCGGAACTTGAAAAGATTAATGATAAGTTAACGGGATCGGGTAAGAGAATAAATTATAGTTGGATGCCGTACTTTTTGGTTAGAATGAAATATGGCCAAGTAGAGCAAGGAGACGATATAAGTTCATTTAATCGTTCAGATTATGTGCCTTATTCTGTAATAAAGGATGACGTAAAAGCTAAAGTTGGTGGGATGAAGGATGTGAGTTGGGATGAGTACGAACAAACTGTAAATGATATTACAAACCAAATGAACAAGGGAATATTTGATCCCAGGCAAGTGAAAAAGAAAAAACTTGATTATTAACTATGAATGGAATTGTTGACGATAAAAAGAAATTTCAGAAAGGGTTTGATGTAAAAAAAGAACAGTACAATCAAGCCAAGTGGAATTTAGTTAATAGCCCTGAATTTTCCAGGATGGTAGAGGAAGATAAAAAAACAGAGCTGGAAAGTTTTTTTGATAAGATAACAACTCCATATCTTAAGCACCAGGGATTAGAAGATCAACTTGAATTTGATCGGATCAGAGAAAGTTTTATTGCCGAGAATTTAGGTAAGGCCTCACCAAAAAAAAAGGAGAGAGATTTTTCTCCAATAGATTACCAGGCCGGAGAGACAGAAAAGTTGTATGATGAACTCCAAGTCGGAATTGAAGATATACTGCCAAGAATATCCCCTCAAACATTTATTGCCGAAGCAGATGCCATAAAAGGGCAGGTAACAGAATTGGGTATTAGAGAGCGAGAATCCCTTAAGGAGGGGCGAGCAGAAACAGCACTGCAGGCAGAGAAGGCGTTTAATGATCTAATGAGCGATAAGGAGTTTGGTTACATCAAAGATAATCCGGGAGGGTTTCTGTCTATTCTTCATACAGGGGAAAAGAGACGTATCGAGAGAAAATTAAAAGAGGATGGTTACGATAATCATGTGATCAAGAAGATTATACCCATGCTTCAGCAATATGCAGAAAGTGAGCTTGTGAGCAAGGAGAAAGAAACCACCCTTAAATATACCAATATACCCGAAGTAGCCAGGAAAGAGGCAGAGCCCTATATTGATGGATGGGAAGAGGGAACATTTTTAGATCCGGAGACAGGATTACACCGGAAACCGGAAACAGTAGAGGAAGCGGATATTGTTGCCTATATGCAAGAATTATTCGAGACAGCCCAGGTGCCGGCAGAGGAAGATCCAGAGATTACAGAATTAGGGGAAGAGATCAAGACACTTGACGAGGAAGGAGTAAGGGTAGAGGGGTTACGCAAAGAGGCCGAAGATTGGGTAGGGAAACAAGATGAGATACCAAGATCGGATTTCCTGATCGGTTATTGGGATCGTACAGATGCCTGGAAGAAGGCACAGCTTGACTATATTCAAAAAGCTAAGGGGATTAAGGGCCGGGTCAGTCAATATAACAAGGAGCAAGAAGGGGAATTGTCTGACACAGAAAAAGTATTACGTGATAATAAAAATGTTCCGTTTGTTAAAAGGATATTACAAGGTGATAAAGGTCCGGTAAGAAAGAACGAAGATGGTACGGAATCATCTCACTTAATGGCGTGGGGGGAGGCTGATGGAAAATATTATGTTTACCCTACCCTTACATATAAAGATGGCAAGTGGGATGAGCCTGAAGATCCTATGAAAACGGCTTTGGATGAAAAAAATTATATTGCTTTTGATGATAAAGAGAAAGCCGTTGAATTTGCTGCTGGATCGTGGAAAGAGGTGGCAGAGAAGAAAAAAGAACCAACATCGAAACCAACACCAACACCACAAGAAAAGCTTGATGACCGTATGGCCGATAGTTTCGTTAAGCTCCAATATTGGCAAAGAAGGCTTGAAGACGGAAAGGCAGCCTTTCAGACAGGGAAAATGTCAAGGAAACAGTATGATGATCTTTTACGCAATAAGGGATATGCACAGGCAGACTTTCAGGCACATGCGTTAATGGCCATGAAGAATGTAGGGCCTATGGATATTACAAAAGAAGACGGTTATTATGCACAGATATTTGGTAATGCTGCCTTACATTCATTTGTTGGGGAGGAAAATGTACTTGAGGCTAGTCCTGGATCTATAGATGCTGCGATCATACATAAACTTGCACAGATTGGTAATGAGACGGTTGGGCTTACAGATGAAGAGAAAAAACATATTGAGCCGGTTATGTGGGAAAGATTTTTTGAGTTTACAGGCAGTGCGGTACCTCATCTTCCATTACTCTTTATATCATCGGGAGTGTCAAAGTTTGCAAAAGGAGCAATGAAGCTGGGGCGTTTAAAGAACGGCTATAAAATTATAAGGCATCCTTTTTATAAAGCACCTACAGTCAAACCAGTTCCGTTAGGAACAAGACAAGCTCCTAAAGGCTTGCCCGGTATTGTTCGATGGGGGGGCGAAGAACCAGTACCCCATAAAGCAGCGAAATCAGTTATTGGTTTAAAAGATCCCGTTCCTATTGGCTGGGAGGTGATAAAAGAGGTTAATCCGACACGTATAAGCAGGTCAAGTGCTATAGCGTTAGAGTTTTTATTGGACGAGGCAATATTCACTGGTATAGGAGGATTTGCCCCTGGTGTTATATCAGGGATGAATGCAACACATACTCTTACGGACAGGATTAAGTTTAAAAGTAAGGTAGGCAGGATATTTGGGCCTTTACTGAAAACAACTTTGGGAACAACAGCAGGTATGGAGGTAGGTTTTACTACTGCGAATGCTGTTGAGGCAGCTTTTTCGGCGGATAAAAGTTTTAAAGAGGCCTGGGATCAGCAGTGGGGCAATATGGATGAGGCAGGAAAGAGAGTGGTGGCTGAGATGATATTTAATACTTTATTATTTGGGCCTTTACAGTTATATTCAGTAACATCTGCAAAAAAACTTTCTGATCCCCTGGGGGGTAAGTGGTATTCGTACCTCAGTCCTAAGTATTTTGATCGAGTGAAAAAAACGTCCCGCCAAGCAGAAGATTTAGGAATGACCAATACAGCAGAAAGAATGTATAGATGGTTGGATATATACGATGGGCCATTGGCTACAGAGGGTGTTAAGGAGGCCAGAATAGCCAGTAAATCCGAAATTGCCAAGTCGTTTGAAGATCGCTGGCTGGAAAGCACGTTAAAAAATTATGAGAATGCCATAACGGTTGTTGAGAACACCAGGGCAAAAAACAAATTTCCGACACAGGCTAAATGGAAAGAAGGGAAGGCAGAGAAATCTATACTTCTTAATAACCGGTTTCATACAGACCTATTACTTGAGGATCTGTATGAGAACAGGGGAGTGTTTAATTTTGAAATGGAAACGAGGAAGCAGGCTGGTAAGTTTATGCAAGCAGGTCTTAAGGAAGGGGAAGCTCCTATGTTGCCGGCATTGCCCGTGAGTGAAGGGGGAGACGTGTTTCCAAAGCAAACACTGACGATGACTTACGACAGGAAAGTTTATCAGGAAATAAAACAAGCTGAAGAGTGGGAAGGTAATAGGTTTGGCCCTCCACAGAAAGCTCTTGAAGGAACAATAGCTGATTTTAGACAGCAATGGACTGATCAATGGATGGAGACAGATAAACAAACAGAGCCGTTGAAAAAAGAGATTACGGAGATAGATGAGAAGTTGGGGAAATTCAAGGGACGTAAGGATCTTACTCAAAGACGTGAGATTGATAAGCTAAAAGAGCAAAAAGGAGTATTGATTAACAAGATAGAAAAAGCCTTTCAGGAAGTAACTACTGAGAATTTGCAGTTACAGGAAGGCGTTTACGATCTTGTAAGGGATAAGATCAGAGAGATAGATCCTGATATGACACCTGAGCAAATAGAGGATGAGGTTAATGTTTTGGCTGATCAGATATTAAACGGTGAAATACCGGTAGATATTTACGCCAAGCAACCTATGGAGGAATTCATAAATAAGTGGCTAGGTGAAAAATATCTTGAAGAAAAAGAATACATTGAAGGAAGAAAACAGGCGGGAGAAAAATTATTGGCTGCTATAGAAAAAACAAGAGAAAAACTTCCCGAAGGAGAAGAAATAGTGTTTGAACACCCTACCCGACAATGGAGGGATAAGATTATAAAGCGGGGAGCAAGGTTAGATAAGGAGTATCGGGAGGTTGTTAATGAAAAGGATTTAGTGGAATTTGAAAAACAAGTAAAAGTAGATTTAATAGAAACTGAACAAAAACTTAAGAAACTAAAACCTGAAGAACCAGAAGTAAAGAAAAAAGGGAAACCAGCACCAGCAAAACCCCAGGATTTTGAGATCCTGGCAAAGCAGGTATCAGAAAAGAGTGAAGACCCAGAGGAGATTGTCAGGATTTATCAAATGGGCCAGGAGCATTATCAGCCTAAGTTAGTACCCTGGCAGGAAAGGTTATTAACTACAAAAGTAACAAAAAAAAGTCTTGCGGAGTTTGGTGATCCTAATAAGTTTAGTATGGCCATGATGAAAAATTGGATAGGAAAAAAAGATCCAATTACCAAACAATATGCTGCCGGCACGAGCAAGATTGATGTTCTTGCCAAAGATATGACAGAGGAATTTGGCATCGAGGTAACTACTGATATGATTGCGGAATTTATTATGGAGAATCCGAGTAAGCAGAAGGCTGAGGCAAAGGATCCTGTAATGAAAGAACTGGAAATCAGGTTTAAGGAAGTTGCGGGGATGAGTATTGATAAGTATATTGAAGATGAACAGGCGTTTTTAAAAGGTATAGATAAATCAGACTTTGATTTTGTTGATGTAATGGAGATGCTTAAGGAAGAGGAAGGCATTGAAAGTATTACATTAAAAGATTTTGAGAGTATTCGTGAGAAATATTTCACAGGATTTCCATTTACTGAGGAAGAAGGACAAATTGTAAAAGAATATTTATATGAAAAAGAAAAGCAAAGTAAAAAAGCCGGGGAAGAACCGGCAGAAGGCATCACTCCAACTAAGGGAGTTGGTGTTAAAGGCAAAAAGGTGGAAGGAGAGCCAGGGGAAGTAGATATTTCGGTCGAACTGGACGAGATGACAGGCCTTTTGGGAGATATTGATTTTTCTTACGGATCTCCTGAAGGCAGACAAACGGATTCACCTAACGAGATTAAGTTGGCTAAGGTTGCCACTAAAATAGTCGAGCGTTTTGTAGGGAATAAAATATATAAGTTCCCGGAAATGATAAAAAAAGTAGCAGGGAGTGTTACCCAGGAGAAACTTGAAAGGTTGTTGCCATACCTTAAACAAGGGTATGGAGCATATATGACAACTATTGGAGCTGATGTAGAAGATACGGTATTTGAGAAGATGGATATTGCCCAGGCCAGGCGATTTAAACAAGAAGATATTGGCGAGATCTACCAGGCCATGCACGAGCCAGCAAAGAAAGAGGATTTTTCGGATATTGTTGGTAAGAGTTTTTTGTTTCCTAACCTGAGTAAGGGTAATTCTCAAAAGGTTTTAGATATTATTCGTGTAGAGGAGTGGGATGATAATGATGAAGGGTTGAAAAAATACGGAGGCCCGTTGTTTGCTGAAAAGCCGATCGGACAGAAAATAATGGTTGCTGTATATTCGGATAACAGTAATTATGGAGGATCAATGTTGGGGATTTCTGTTGATCAGTTGAGGGGAATGATCAAGTCAGGCGAGGCCGTTGCACCTCCGCCATTTAAACACATGCAGGAGTGGACTGAATTAAATAATGAAATTGCCAGGCAACGTAATGCTTTGGGAGAAACAGAAGATGCTCAAAAATATCTTGACCGGGGACAATCTGCCCCCCATGTAAGTTTACTTGAGAAGAGGGAAGGGGCGGCAGATCCTTTATGGAAAGAGAGATCGGAGAGAATGATAAAAATTGGGAATGAGAGGTTGGAGGCGAGAAAGATTTATGATGGCGAGGTTATTCCCAAGCCAAGTGATAAGATTACAGTATCTACGGATGAAGATATAATATTTAGAATGATATAATAAATGAATCTAATGAGCTTATGGCTCTTTCAGGGGCTTTGGAAATGGGAGGGAATACCTGGCTTAGTGATTATGTTGACTGGTTTAAGGCAAGCCTTGAAGACTGGCTTAGTCTTATTGCAGAGAGACAAAAACAGATAGTTCTTTCTTATAAGGTTGCAGATCCTAAAAGACTGCAACATGCACAGTCGTTATTTGATAATGATGTTGCCCAAGCCAGGGAAAAATTAAAAAATGCAAGGTCATACCTTTTACGTAATCAGATAAAGAACGATCTTCTTAACGGTCGCAGGGTTACTTTCACAACAGTTAAGGCCTTATTACCGGGCTACGGGTTAACTCTTACCGATTCGGAGATCCGGGACCAGATGGAGCTTGCATTTACAGAGAGGTTTAGGGATATAGCAAGGGACAGGAATATTTCCGAACAGGAAAGATTTAATAAGTTGGTTACGTTTTATAATACTCAGCCTTCTTTAAGCAAACTTACCAGTGAAGTTAAGGGCAAGCAACAATATAGTACTCCGGGACCATTAGCTTTTATGATGCACCAGTATGTAAACGGAGATGCAGCCAAGTATATAGGTGATAATTCGGCAGGAAATGGAATGTTGGTTATTTATGCAGATCCCCTGAGGGTGTTTGTTAATGACCTGTCAGAAAGCAGGTATAAGAATTTAAAAACATTGGGATTCAATCAGGTCGCCAACTTTGATGCGACAAAACCGGTAAAGGATACGGATTTCGATTTCATGGAGAGACATTTTCCTGCCGTTGTTCTTAATCCTCCTTTTGGATCGGTTCCAAAAATCAGGATGAAAGGGTTTGATGTATCGAGGATTGAACATATTATTGCCATGAACGGGTTAGATTTGATGAGTGATGATGGAAAAGCCGCGATTATTGCCGGAGGGCATCTTGAAGTGGATGAGGACGGAGCAATTAAAGGCGGTGATTTGTATTTTTATAACTGGCTTTATAAGAACTATGTTGTTGATGGTATTGTAAATATTGAAGGAGATCTGTATAGTCGTATGGGGACTTCATGGCCTATAAGACTTATAATGATTGGGGGGCGTAAACCCATACCAGAAGGCGTTGCTCCGATGTTTAAGGAAGAAGGTCTTACCCCTGCAGTTACCTGGGGGGATGTTTATAAAAATATTAACGATTTAATAAGTAAACCAAATGAAAAAGCATTATTACGACCCGTCATGGATGAGGGGGGAGGAAGTGATACGGATATTCGGATTGAAAGAAGGGTTGACGAAATTCCCCCGACCCAACCGGATGAGGCCCCTCCTTTACCCAAAGCTACACGACCTACTACTATTGGTCCCCCAGAGGAACCTGGCCCGAATATTCCAGGAGACATTTCCCAACCTGTTTCACCCGGACCGGGAGAGGCTGGTAGCATTCCTGGTAGAATCCCAGGAACTCCGAGACCTGACATCGGAACTTCAGGAGATCCAACCGGTGAAGGGATTACCACCCCTGATGAAACAATCAGAGGCGAAGGAGATGTTGGAAGAATTGTCCTTGGAGCAGTGGCTCCACGATCTCAGAGAAAGCAACAACTCATTATTAAACAGGCAGGGGGCGTAGAGCCATATAGACCACTTTCTAAAGGACCATCGGGAGAAACAGTCATTCCTTTGTCTCAGGCAAACGAAATGGAAGATGCCCTGTACCAACTTGCCGGGGAGATAGGGGATTTTGATAATTATGTAATGGGAAAACTCAATTATCCTTCAAGAGCAGATATGTATAAGGCTTTTTATGCGGAGCAGATAGATGCCCTGGCCATGGCATTATATAATATCAGTAATGGGGAGGCGGTAATTATTGGTGATCAGACAGGAGTTGGCAAAGGAAGGGTAGCAGCAGGCATTTTGAGATATGCTGTTAATAATGGTTACAGGCCAATCTTCATGACTAAAGATGCGGGGCTGTATTCGGATATTTATCGTGACCTGATAGGGATAGGATCTGGTGAGTTAAGGCCGTTTATGTTTAATAAGACATTTGCAGATGGCTCCGGAGCCGTGATCATTACTGATCCCGAAGGCAGGGAATTATACCAGTCAGATCCGGCAGCCATAAATAAAGCAATGGACGAGGGTGATATTTCAGAGGAATATAATGTTATACTTGTCAGTTATTCTCAGTTAATGACAGATAAAACAGAGAATGGGCGTAAGAAGAGAGCATTATTTGAGAATTTGGCAAGGAATAATATAGTAGTAATGGATGAAAGTCATTTGGCTAGCGGACAGAGCAATGTTGGATTCTTTCTTCGTGATGTACTAGGAAGTGCTGACGGAGCTACTTTCTTATCAGCTACCTATGCGAAACGTCCTGACAACTTGCCTTTATATGGTGTTAATACGGTGATCAGGGAGGCTGCTCTTACAGACGAAGAATTGGCTGAGGCTATAAAGGCTGGAGGGCCGGCCCTGATGGAGATTATTAGTTCACAACTTGTGGAATCTATGCAGCTTATTCGCAGGGAGCGTAGCATGAAGGGTATAGAGAATAACTGGATTGTTTACGGCAGGGACCCCGAGACAGGAAAGATTAATGATGCCGGTAAGGATATATTGAAGAAATATGATGCCGTTACTGATCTGGTGAGACAGATAATCAGTTTTCAGGAGATGTTTGTTAAGCCTATTATTAAAGCGTGGAATGCAAAGCTTAAGGCTGAAGGAAAGCAGATGGAGGAAAGAAGGGGAACTACAAGAATGGGCGTGCAAAATTATCCTTATTTCAATAAAATTTATAATGTTATTAACCAGTTATTGTTTACTCTGAAAGCTCAACATATAACACCTACCATTATTCAACAGTTAGAGAAGGGGCAGAAGCCGTTTGTTGCATTTTCTAATACTATGGAGAGCATGTTCAAACACATGATGGATGAAGGATTAGTCAGTATGGGAGATGAAGTTTCAACAAACTTTTCTTATGTACTGGAACGTGGCTTAAAAGGAGTGATGAAAGCAACAGTTGTGGACGAAACAGGTGTACCTCATCCCGAATATTTAGATCCGGGAGTTCTGGGCCCTGCCGGTCAGGAAACATATTATGCTTTGTTAGAGAAAATAAGAGAGATTGGCGAGGAAATATCTGCATCACCAATTGATATAATGATACATGAAATTGAAAAAGCAGGTTACAAGGTTGCAGAAATTACGGGTAGAAAAACAAAAATAGAGTTTACAGGTGATAATTATATGAAGGGGAAACTGGTTAGTAATCCTAGGCCAACTAAAAATGAGCTTATACGCAAGTTTAATAATGAACCTGGCTGGGTAATTCTTGGTAACGTGGCTTCGTCTACCGGTCTTTCGGCTCATTCATCGGTTGATTTTAAAGATCAGTCGCAAAGGGTGATGACTATTGTACAACCAGAGCCAGATATTAATGCCTATATGCAGAAGATAGGAAGGATTCATCGTGCCGGTCAGGTAACGGATCCGATATATAATAATGTAAGTAGTGTTGTGCCTGCAGAGCAAAGACTACTGATGATGACCCGGCAGAAAATAGGTATGCTTGATGCCAACACCACATCAAATCAGAAACAAAGCGAGAAGATGCTGGATATTGTTGATATTTTGAATAAGTACGGTGATCAGGTTGTTGAAGAATATTTAAGGGATAACCTGGATATTAATACTCTTATCGGTGATCCTTTGGGTATAGTTGATGAATCTAAGAACAGGGCAGAGAATCCTACAAGAAAAGTAACTAATGAAGTATCGATACTTACAACCCAGCAGCAAGAGGAATTTTATACAGACGTTATAGACCGGTATAAGGCCTTGATTGACTATCTTAACGAAACCGATCAAAATGATCTTGAGGTTAAGGCCTTGGATTTGCAAGCAGAGAGTATAAATAAAGACCTTGTTATTCGTGGACGAGGGGGGTTTAGTGCTTTCGGGGATGATAGTTTTATGGAATTAATGGATGTTAATAGTATGAAAAACCCCATGATGGCTAAAGAGATTGATGATCTGATCAATAAAGAGCTTATGGGAAAGACGGCTGAGGCACATGTAGAGGACACGTACAAAAAGATTTATGATGGCTTGCAGAAGAATCTTGAAAAGAAACAGCAGGAAGTTACCGAGATGTACGATATTAAAATAAAGGAAGAGCATCGCAGGTATGATGAGGCAGTTGAGAAAGGGAAAAATGTCAGGGACGCTGAGGAGATGAGGAAAGATAAAATAAATAAGCTTGAAGAGTTTAGAGGGTACAGACTTAGTACTGTTCAGAAAAATAACACTTTATTAACAAATTCGATTGACAGGTATATTAAGTTTTTCAAGGTTGGGGAGATTTATGAAGTTGCTTACGAGGAGGATATCGGGAATATTACAAGAATGAATAAGGGTTACGTTGTGGGTTATGATATAAATGTAAATAAACTTAATCCATGGGTCCCGAGTAATATAAGAATTAAATTTGCAACAGCAGATAGTCGCAGATCTTTTCAGGTCCCCCTGAGCAAGGATCAGTATTTGGACACGATTATAGCGAGCAGCTATTCTCTCTCACCTTCAGAGAGAACAAGTGCAAAAGAACAATGGGATTATCATTTGAAGGGTGCCGGTAAAAGGGTAAAAAGATATATTGTTACTAATAATATCCTGCAGGCATTTAAAGATTATAAGGGCAAGTTGATTGAGTTCACCACCAAAGAAGGATTGATAAAAAAGGGAATATTATTGCCTGATAATTTTGAGCCCCGTGTGGATAAAATGGTAACAATCGCCATCAAGGATGCAAAAAATATTATACTGGCCCTGGCAAACAAGGATTATGTAGAAACCACGGATGGCCATGTTAGTATCATGAAGGGAATACCGAGATCTATGGAATATAATTATGGTGATTATACAGATGATCAATTATATACCTTACGTGTGCCGTCAAGCAGGGAGAAAGGAGCTAAATATTGGGATGCCAGTAAAAGCAAGTTACCGGCTATCATGTTTGATGGTGAATTTACACAGATCAATCAAAGTTTTAACGGCTTTTTTAGGGAAAGTCAGTTAGATGAGGTATTACAGATATTAGATGATTACAGGCTTACCATTGCAACGAGGCCGGAGAAGGTTGCTCAGAGTGCGTTTAATGCAGCTGAGGCTCTTCATGGACAGTCAAGTGTCGTACAAGATTTTATTGACACAGCCACGGCCATTAAGCGTGATAGCGACTTACCACCACCTGACGAGGATATTCAGTATGAGAATAACACCGGGGGAAGGGTTGGGAGAATATCTCCTGATCCTCTGCCAAGTGAAGGTCCTCCAAAAAAGATATGGGAAATACAATTATCTATACCACGAAAGTTCCGGGCAGGTGTCAGGTATCAGAAACCACGTAAAGGAATTGCGGGATTTTATGTACCTGGCGAGGAGATGATTATTTTGAAATACCAGGGAGATCTTGACGTTACAGCACATGAGTTAGGTCATCGCATTGATGATATGTTTGGGATAGTTGGTCCGGAAGTGAGCTGGAAGATCCCCGATATAAATCATGAATTAAGCAGGTTGTGGAAATATGGCAGTAAGCCTAAAAAGGATACTTTAGATAAAGAGGCTTATCGTAGATCTGAGGGAACGGCTGAATATATAAGGGCCTGGATTATTAATCCCAATCAAACAGAAAAAGATTTTCCAAAGCTAACGGAATGGTTTAAAGAAAGAGTTCCTGATGAGTTTTTGGAAGTTATCCGGGAATTTGGTGATGATATTCGCAGGTATGTTGGATCGACATGGATGGAGCGTGCCCAATCTCATGCTGATTTTAAATTAAAAGAGCAGCCGGAATCCCTGTTTGAGAACTTTTTACATAGAAAAGATAATAATGCCCTTGGCCTGAAGTGGGGATGGGCTGATAAGATTGTTTGGGGGTTATCAAATGATATGTGGCCTGTACAGAAAGCATTTGTTGAGGCCTTGAAACGGCAGGGAGTTGTAAAGAACGTGGTACAGGCATGGGATCCTCTTAACGTAAAACCGAGTGAAAATCCCCTGTACATGGGATCACTGCTTGCCGGTCACAATGATAAGATGGTGGCCATATTTCAACATGGTATGCAAATGCCCGATGGAAAAACGGTGTATGATCCCGTAACGAATAAACAGGTTAATATCGTATGGATGTTGGATGATCTTGATAAAACAGATTATGGAACATTTGTTAAAGATCTACATGATGCGATGACATATATGATTGCTGAAAGGTCTATTGAATTGGAGTGGAAGATACAGGGTGATCAGGTAATGTATGATTTGAAAAATTATAGTGATAAATTACCTCCTCTTGAAATATTAAAGCTTCATCCGGCAATAGCAGAAAAGTATGCCGTACATATAAACAGGATAACTGAATGGGTTATAGAAAATAATATTAGCGATGAAGATTTGTATTTCCCCATAGAAAGATATGATTTTTCGAAAGGAGTGTATACGGGCATTGGAGGAGGATTTGTTACTGATAATGAAGCAGCACAAGCTCTTTTAAAAGAGGTTAGGAAAAATAAAGAAGATGTTAAGCGATGGGAGGAGTTTGCAAGAAAGTATCGTTTTTTTGGAGATAATTTAATTGAATATTCGATTAGATCCGGTTTGTTATCCCAGGAGGCCGGGCAGTATATAAGAGAAAGAAACTTATCATACGTTGCCCTGGCAAGATTAATGGTAATGAGCCCTGATGAGGCGTGGGATATACGTAAAACAGAGATGAGGCCGGGTAACAGGAGAGGGATAGGTGTTCAATTTACTCCGGACTGGATGCACAGGGCCAAAGGAAGTGCTAAGTTTATTAAAGATCCCCTGGACCAGTTATTGTATTTAACTACAAGGACGATCCAGGAAAGCGATTATAATAATTATAAAGTACAACTGTTCAAATGGTTTGTTCCTACCAGGGAGATGTATTCTTCCGAGATTTCAGGATTGGCAGAACTGGCCAGGAGAGTGCCTTATAAATTAGAAAAAAGTGTTGGATTTAAAAAGTATGGTGAGCAGCAGTGGTGGCAGGTAGATCCGGTATTTTATAATGGCATGATGAATGTAGCCGAATCCGTGCCCATACCCATACTTTCTCAGATGGCCACCATATTTAGATCTTCGGTAGTATTTAACCTGGTATTTTATTTACGAAATTTTGAACGGGACGTGTCGTTTGCTGGTATAACGCATGATCATAGGTTTAAGCTCAAGGATTGGTTTAGCCCGGCAATGCAGAAGTGGTCGAGTGAAATGATGAATCGTATGGGGGGCGGTCAGTTTGGATGGTACCTGACAACAGATAGGCAGTATTATGGTTTAATGAAGGTTGCTATGACCAAGTTATTAAAGGATAAATCTGTTATTGTCATGAATCCCGAACACCTTAAAACAGTATTATGGGATCGGGGATATGAAAGATTTATGAAGTCAGGTGAAAGAAAGCCACGTACGGCTATTTTTTCCAGTTCTTATAGATGGGCTAAAAAGAAAGGGATGGTAGATTATGATGCTTTGCTTTATGCTGGGTTACAGGGGAGAAGAATAATGGATTTTCGTGTGATGGGGTATTATATTCGCAGGATAGCTCCTAATGTACCATTTCTCAATCCCATGATAAGAGGTCAGGCGAAGAGTATTTGGAAGATGAGGCAGAATCCACGTGGTACAACTATTAGATTGGCCATTTATGGAGCCATTATTACAGCCTTGCAGACATCATTAATGGCAATGTTGGATGATCGTGAAAGAAAAGAATATTTTCAGTTCCCGGCGTGGAGGCGAGATCTGTTTATGAATTTTCCAACACCCTGGGGGGGATGGATTTCTATTCCGAGAGCTTTTGACTTGGGAATTTTATCAAGTGGTATGCAGCGATTGGCTGATAAGTTTATTTTGGGAGATGATAAGGCATTCGATAATTATATTAATTCGACTTTGTTTAATTTGATATTTCCGTTCAGGTTATATAATTTAAGCTCTGCTATTGGTGGTATAACGGCTATTACTACGAAGAAAGATTTTTTTAGAGATAAATATTATATTCCTCCGGAGGAATTTTATAAGGATATTCGTGAAAGAAATACACAATGGGCCAGTCAGTTTGGCAAGGATGTTATGAATATGACACAGTTTATGAACAATTTCTTTCGCAAGAAAGGAACACCTGAGAAACCACCTTTCATTGATGCAAGAATGGTTGATGCTTTTGTTAATGCTCAATTCACTTATTTTGGTAAACAATTTATTGATACCTATCAGGCAGTAAGAGGCAAGGCAGAGGATAGCCGGCATAAATGGGATTGGTCTGATACGGGGCAGTTTAGATATTCGAATGTTTATGGGTCTAAAGATGTGCAATGGATAATGAAGACAGCTCGTAAACATGAGTTGTTTTATGAGCCTGAATACAGGGCTTTAAGTGAATTACTGAATCAGTATTTTGATATTGGCGGTGCTAAGGAAAGACAGAGGTTTGGTCTCGAGGTTATTGATTATGCAGAAAACCTGAGAAGCCAGTGGGAGACCAGGGATTTTTACGAAGAACACCTGGAAAAAGAAAAAAAGAGAAAGGCCAGGAAGAAAGCAGGAAGAGGGAAGATAGGGCCTAAAAGATAAAATTTGTTTAAAAGTATTGATTAGATTTACTAAATATAAATAGTTAAAAGTTATGGCTAATAAGAAAGGCGATGTTCCCAAGCTAGGGAACGATTATTCAAAAAGACCTATTCAGGCGTTATCTCCTGTGGGGCACCATGAAATAGTTGATGGAACAAGTGCCTCAGCAACATCTACTGAAACATTTTATCCTGGTCAAGTGGTGAGGTTAGTTGCGGATGCTGTATGTCATTTTATTTTTGGAACAACGGCAGCAGCAACGGATAAATATTTGCCTTTGGATTTGGTAGAATATTTTACCGTACAGATAACAACGAAAATTTCTGTATTAGGTGCTAAATTGTATATAACAGTAATGCGTTGAAACATGAGTTTAGGTAGAACGGGCAGGTTAATGCCTTTTGTTGTTTATCGATCATATCAATTATGGGTTGACCCTGGGGAAGTTTCTATTCCTTCTAACCCTATTCCTCGTGGTGAAGGCAACGGGGATAAAGGCCTGCGTGTTATACTGAATAACTTAGACAAAATTCCTTTGGAGATTCTGGATGAAATTCTCAGCCCGGAGATCCCGGTAATAAGTCCCGTGTATGCCTTCAAGTATAGAAAGTACTGGAAAATAATCATGATAAGTCTACTCTCCATTACAGCAGCGGTTATTCTGCTCTTCCTGGGATGGTTTAGCATGTGGAAACTAACGTTAGTAATTTTAGCGGGGCTGATATTACTTGGTATAAAGAATTTATGGATAAAAGAAATTATAACCCGTATTCTCAAATGAGCAAAAAAATTGAAGTGAATGAAGAAACTTTTGTAGCTCTTGCTGAAGACGTAAGAGAAATAAAAGATTGGGCGTTAGGCACCAAGTATACTCCAGGAGGTGTATCTAAACAAATACAAGATAACACCGATTGTATTCAGAATTTAAAAAAAAGGCAAAACAAATTTTTTGCCATAATAGGTGGAGCATGGACGGCTTTTATCCTTGGAGTTTCTTACTTACTTAAAAACTAAAACTCTAAATGTGATGAATTACAAATTAATAGCGTTGATCCTGAGTTTCATTATATTCACGTCCTATGTGGCAGGAATAACAATTAAGTTTGGATGGCTCCGGTCTGTTTCAGCATCATGGTATTATATCGAAAATAAATGGATTTTTACCCTCTCTCTCTGGGGGTTTTCAATCCCGTTAATGATAGCAGGAGGAACAGCTTTAACCTTCCTTGCCGGATTAGCAATATGTTTTGCCGGAGCCGCAGCGGATACAAAAAATACTGAACTAACTGAGAAGGTTCATGTTATCGGTGCTATGGCCGGAATTATTTTCGGGATGGCCGCATTGATCATTGATTTCAATCTCTGGTACTTTGTTTTGGCCCAGTTAATATTTACGATTCCGGCAATGAAATGTAATATGAGAAATCATACATTCTGGATTGAGATAGTAGCTTATTATCTGGTATGGCTTGGAATGCTGATTCGAATTGTATAGAAGACAGTTTTGTTACAAAAAAGAAAGGGGAAAATAATGTATAACATATTTGATAAACAGGCAATAATCCAATTGACATCTCTTATCAAAAATTATGTATTCGTGGCAGATTCGGGGCATGGTTGGCTGACTGGCGGTAAGAGGAGTATTGACGGATCCTTGAGAGAGAATGAATTTAACACGGCAGAAGAAGACAAGCTCACTCTTTTATGGAATTATTCCGGAATGGAATATTATCAACTGGCTGCCGGTTGGAGAGATGAAGGATTGAACAGGAGAAAAGAAATAGAGAACAGGTTGTTTTTAGACGCTCAGGCAAGAGGCAAAAAATTGATAGGTGTTTCCCTTCATGCTGACGGATTAGTTCCTAAACCGGATGCAAATGGTTTCTGTGTGTACTATTATAAGAAGGGTAAAAGGGAATCTAAAAAAGGGAAGTTGCTGGCCATGTGTATTGCTGATAGTATAAGGCAATCTGATGCAAAAAATAGTCACGTAATTCGTCCCAGGCATGACAATGGAATTAAAGGACAGAATTATTTCATATTACGTGAAACGAAAGGTGTATGGGTGCTGGTTGAGAATGCTTTTATGACAAATAACAGGGATTTAAGATACTTGAAAGATGATGGGTTTCGTAATGATCGAGCTTATGCTATATTTGAAGGGATTCTTGAATACTTAAAATTTCAATCATGAAAAAACCAAAATAATGCACGAAAATGTTTAATGAGAAGCAACTTATAGAACAATGTATAAAACAGAACCAGCAGGCTCAGAAGCAACTATTTGAACAGTATTCAGTGTTTTTCATAAACATCTGTAAAAGGTATGCCTTTGAAACTTCGGAGGCTGAAGATATATTACAGGAGGGGTTTCTGAAGATTTTACTGAAAATCGACGAGTACAGGGGAACAGCTCCATTAAGGGCCTGGATGGCAGCAATAATCTTCAACACGGCTAAAACAAACTATAACAGAAATAAGAAGCATTATCACTATCATTACGATGTCAAAAGTATTGATGAAACAGAAATAGAGCTGAGTTTTAACGATCCAGTTTTTGTGTGTAATGAATTGCTTGACATAATAGGCTCGCTACCTAGAGGATACAAAATGATTTTTGAATTGTATGCAGTGCAGGAGTATAGTCATAAGGAAATTGCTAAATTGATGGGAATTAACGAGAGTACATCCAGGTCGCAATATTTGAGAGCAAGAAAATCAATCAGGGAAAAACTAGAAAACTTAAGTAAGATTCAGGTACCGAGAAAAAAAATAGCATAAATTATTATGGATTGGATAGGAGATATTAAGGAAAATAATGTAAATTCGTTTTTTTATATAATTAAATCCAGTATTAACTTAAACCATTAAAAATTATGAAACTTGATGTTCCAAAAAGAGTATTTGATCGTGATTTAGATATAAGTGCGATCCAATTTCAGACGGTTACTGGTGGTCGTAAAAGAATAGGAGTACAGGGGACCAGGGCCTTTGTTGAACTTCCCTTCATGTTACCATCATACACTACTGCCGAGGCCCAGGCTTTGGATGAAGAACAAGTTGCAGGTGCAATGATTTATGTGACCGATGGTCATGCGGGTGCTCCAACGCTAGCTATCAGTGATGGCTCGAATTGGAAAGTTGCCTCATCAAATGCAACCATTTCAGCTACCTAGTAATGAAAAAATTTGGCATATCATTAATGGGTATTACTATCATTGTATTGGTAGGGTATGTTGTATTTCTGCAAGAATGTTCGAGACCAGATAAATTACCGGCCGGTAAAACAGTGGTTGATCAATCTTTTATTGATAGTATCATAGCCATTGCTAACAGGCCTCCGGATACGGTAAAGGTAGACACCTTTATAACACGATGGAAAACAGAGTTTATTGATCGTGAAATTCCAAAAGCTATAGCTGTAGATCCTCAGACAAATTATTATAGTGATAGCACTATTAATGATACGTTCTTTTTGGATTAATGCAACAGTAAAAGGTTTGCTAACGTATTGGAATTGGCGACATGAAATAACCCTCACAGAGGTGCAGACGATCGTGGAGGTAACAAAACCTATACCGGTACCGTACGAGGTCAGGGTTCAGCAAACAGGATTATATGGTGCTATTAGGTTAGGGGGGGGAACCCATAGCGGAAAGTTCTTATTCGGAGCTGATCTGGACTTGATCAACAAGAAGGATAACATCTACGGTATCCAGTATACCAGGTTTGGTCAGGAAAATTTGATCGGGTTTAAGTTTGGCCGAAAAATAAAACTAAAAAGATAATAGATCTCATAGCTCCTCGCTATTTAGATCTTCACTCATGGGGCTTTCACACAAGATTGCCCCATGTTTTATTTATAGCAAATTTTATTTAAAAGAAAGTTTGTAAAAGTTATCTTTTATGAATATCTTTGAGCAAACAAAAGTTTTATAATATGACAGAGACAAAAGAAGATTCGGTAGTAATTCAGGAACGTCCGGGAGAAATAAAGGATGTTATAATTTGTTTTGTTAAGTTTGATCATGATCTTATAGGCATGCTCAGCAAGAAGCTTAACAAAGACAAAGAGTACGTCATAGAGCGTATGAGATATAATGTTTGGACGATTAAGCAATTTGCTGACCTGACCAAAAAAAGTGTTCCCACGATAACAAACATGACTAACCGGCCAGTTTTTTTTAATGATGGTGCTGACACGGGGGTTGCATTGAATCACTGTTATCCTTTCCCTGGGGATGATCACAAAGGTCCGAGATTTATATACAGGGACGATAAATCAATGAAATATTTGAATGTTAGCCTGGGTTATTGTCTTTAGCCTATGGAATTTATAGAATTAGGCATAAAGTCCCCCCCGGGGAAAGACCGACATTCTGTTACCTGTCCTAATTGTAGCGAGACAAGCAAACACCCCAAACACCCTTGCCTTACGGTAAACAATGAAGTTGGTAACAGATGGTTTAAGTGTCATCGTTGTGGATGGTCCGGCAATTTGGAAGTGATGGAGAAGTATGAGAAGGTTAGGGCAAATTCGGGCATGCCGACACATATGAATGTAGAGAGGAAATTTTCCCTGGAATTTACAAAGTATTACAGGGATCGCGGTTTTTCAACAACAACATTGACCCAGGCTATGATATATGAAACCGATAAGGGTATTATCGGTTTTCCTTATTATGAAAATTACGCCCTGGTTAATGTAAAATTCCTGAACTATAAACCCGGAGCAAAGCTTAAGTGGTGGCAGATCAAGAAAGAGTATGGGACTAAAATTGTTTTTTGGGGATTAGAAACCCTGTCAATTAATAAAGATCCCCTCCGGGAAGAAGACAATATTGTAGGTATTACAGAAGGAGAATGGGATTGTCTGACTTACCGGGAGGCCGGGCTAAGGAATATACTTAGTGTTCCCCAGGGAGCACCCAGCCTGAAGGCAAAAAATTTTAAAAAGGAATTTAATTATCTCAATGATCCTTATTTCAGGGAAATAGCAAAGCATGTTGATTATTTTTATATCAGCGTTGATGATGACGATGCCGGGTATGTGCTATTTGAAGAGCTTACCCGCAGGCTGGGTAAGTGGAGATGTAAGATAATAAAGTATCCCAAAGGTTACAAAGATATTAATGAAGTATTGAGAGGGGCAGACAAGTTAGAGGCCCTGGGTGTTGATAAAGTCAGGGAATGTTATGAGAATGCCACTAATCTGCCTATTCAGGGAATTATCCGGCCAAGTGATATAAAGCATGATTTAATTGAATATCGTAAACAAGGGTTACAACCCGGCTTGAGCTGCGGACATCCGGAACTGGATTTTTTATTTACTCCTAAAAGAGGCCATATATCTTTCTGGTCAGGCGTTCCGGGCATGGGGAAATCTGTTGTTTTAAGATGGTATTTAAAAGAACTTGTGAAGGTAAATACTGAAGTTAAACTGGCCATGTTTACACCTGAAAACAGGCCAACAGCAAGAGAACACGTTAAATTGGCTGAATTGTTCGTTGAGAAAACATATCAGGAGGGTCAACCTGATAGTATGGATGATAAGGAATGGGCAGATATATTGAACTTTATCGAGAACCGTTTCATTGTAGTGGCTCCTGATAACCGGAATTATGAAAGTTTTGATGGCACGATTAAAAGGACAGATGTGACTAAATTACAGTCTATTTGTAAATATATTAGCCATCTTGTTAAAACAGAGAATATCTTTGGTTATGTGATTGATGCTTATAATAAGCTGGATAATGATGCACCAGGCTACATGAGCGAAACCAAATTTATTGAAAGCCAACTTGAATACTTGGCGGATTTTAATACCTATCATAATATTCATGGTTTTATTATTGCTCATCCCACGAAATTAGCGAAAGACAGGAATGGAAATTACATTATGCCAAGTGTTTATGATATCAAAGGATCTTCGGCATGGTATGAGAAGGCGGATATTGCAGTCATTATACACAGGTATAAATTTGCTGCTCTTACCGATGGGGAAGCTGCGGAGATGGAAGAGGAAAACGATGACTTGAAATATAAGGCCAAAGATATTACAACTACTTATCTGAAAGTAGAGAAGATTCGGTTTGAGGAGATTGGAACAGAAGGGATTATCAGGCTTGATTTTCTTAAATTCAATAATTTCAGGATAAATAAAAAAGACAAAGACTATCATATAACACATAAAAAAATAAACCTTGGAACGATCACTCAGGAAGAGGATCCTGATCAGTTGGAAATATATACCCCTATTGATGATGATTGTCCATTTTAAAACTATATATTATGAATCCAAAACGTTATCCATGGAGCGAGCTTGTTTATAAAAAGGTAGCAAGTAAAATATTAGAATTTCGAAGAGAACTTAACCAGGTATCAACTCAGGAGGTTTGTAGAATATTAGGCGTTCCTGATTACATATATACTCGCCTGGGAAATGAGAGTTACTGGTTTACTCAAATCCCTCAAAGACATTGGGAGACCCTGTATAAAGCTAGTAATAACTTGTTTATTGAAGCCGGTGTTATTAAAGATCATGGGGAAAAACCGGTTAAAATTATTCAGATAGATGACCTTAAGACAAAGAAGCTTACACGTGAGAAGAAGACCGATAGTAGTCCGTCTCCCGATGATTCTAAGGTAAGGACATATACTGATCCGAAAAGCAGGAAAGAAGTTCACGTTACGGCTCCCGAAGACGTTTCAGAAATTAATGCCGGGGATCAGGAGACATCTATGGATAAGGCAGATGTTGAGATTGTCACGAAAGAGACATTGGAATTTACTCCTGAAGGTAAGCAGGAAGCTAAAATAGATTTAGAAGTGCGTGTAGGAAATTTCGTGTGGGTTGATAAAGAAAACGGAATAGTTAATTTTGTGGAATGCCCTGATGGTAAGTTTAAAGTATATGAAGATATGGGGGTGCTTTTTCCAGTAGGGACCCCTCAGCCTGATGGTGGCAAGTATAAGACTGCGTCTGATGGTAAAGGAATTTGGGATACGTATAAGGGAATAGGTGCTCCTGGCCCTAGTGGAGTAAATTTGTCTGCAAAAGCATTAATGGAAATTGATGATCAGGTACGTAGGATCATCAAAGAAGAAGTACCGGGCATTGTTGAAAAAGCAATAAATAATATAAAATTCGAGATAGAATTGCCAGTAAAAATCAAATCGTAAGATTATGGTATTAACTCCGTTTAACTCAGTAATGCTGAAACCCGAAGACGCAAAGTTGTCTGCTAGGGAATTAGCGGAAGCCCTTTACGAGGGTACGCCCCATATTAAAAATCTTGCCGAAAAACTTGCCCGGCAACATGGGAAAGCCTTTGCACTTACTTTTTTTAATATGATGGGTGAGGATATTCAGAATTTCTGGATGAAAATTGCCCAGCAATTAATTGATCATGCAAAGGAATGGGAGAAAAATGAGGGTAGCGGGTGCGTGTTGAGTAAAAAAGAAAGCCAGAGAATAAAAGAACTCAGCCGTCACCCTGAATTGAAACTGTCATGAAATTAATTGAAATAGAAGAACCTATATGGAAGGACCGGTCCGTGGGGCTTAATGTCCTGGGATTAGATGCCAATGATCAGGTAATGGTTAAAATTACCTATATTGAGAAAGGAACAGGAAAGTTGTTGTATCCGGGAACATTTGTTATACCAATAAGAAAGATCCGGGAGTTTCCGCAGCAAAACATAAAAGGTGTAAATCTTAATATTGTACCTATTAATGTTTTACAACAACATGTGCAGAAGGCTGACGAATATAATCCCAAAGACGAGTACAGTGTAGTGGATAATTGGGAATGTGCAAGTCAATTGGACGAGTTTCACGGCCGGTTTATCCTTCCATTAGCAGAAAAAGTAGAGAAAGGATGGGAATATATGAGAGATAGTATTATTCCTGCCGATAAAAAAAAGAAATACCAGGCTTATTTTGAAAAGTTAAAGACAGAGCTTGAGATTTGTAGCAAAACATATAACACTACGGTTACTTTAGTAAAACGGCATGAGAACCTGGTAAATGAAATTGCCAGGCATTATGTTAATATCAAAGAAGATATTTTACATCAGGGATCTTTTCCTGAAAAATTACTTCCCGGGCAAATAGAAAAGTTGAATGATTATTATAATACTGTAAAAGGAATGCTGAAACACCTTAATCTTGATGAATTATGATAGGAGAAGACAGAGTAACAGAAATATTTAATAATGATCGGGCTAGTAAATGGGCGAAGCAACTTACCAAGGAGAAATCAAGATTATTTTTAATGGCAGGCATGAAAAAAGATCACTCATTTTTTCTCACTTTTGATAAGACACTTACACCTAAACTGCTTGCAGAAAAACTGGAAGAATTGGCAAAAGCAATCAGGTTGAAAATTTTTACATCCGAAAATTAAAATATAATATGAAAAAGGGTATTAAGATAATCAGAATGGCCATGCACAGCCCTGGGTGGTATGCTTACAGGGCAAATGGTATTGGTGGATCGGAAGTAGGAACGGTGTTGGGAATAAACAAGTATGATACCTGGATGCGTATATACCACGAGAAAGTAGGGACAGCAGATCTATGGATGGAAGATAACACGAAAATGTTTTGGGGCAGGGAGCATGAGAATAAAATAGCCGAGATCTGGCAGTATTGGGATGACACCCCTGATGGATATGTTAAAAACCGGGCTAATAACCGGGTAATTCGCAGATGTAAGAATGTTAACGGGTACGTGGTTAATCCCAAGTACCCGTGGTTATTTGCGTCTGTAGATAGGGTTATAAATATTGAAGGGGGAGCAAATTTTATTACCAGCGAACCTTTAACTGATGAAGTTCCCCTGGAATGCAAAACCCTGTCTTATTGGGCTTCCCAGGTATGGGAAAGTGGTATCCCGCAGTATTTCCTGGTCCAGTTACAGACATACATGATAATATTAGAAGTTGATTACGCTGAAATAGCGATCCTGAAGGATGGTAATGATTTCCGGGTTGAATACATTCAACAGGACAGGGCCATGGCAGAGAAAATTCTTGAAGTAACAAAGTCTTTCTGGTATGATAGAATAGTTCCGGCAAAAGAAGCTTTTCTAAAGAGAAATGAAGCAGATATAGCAGGGGAAATTGCTATAGCGGAAAAGTATGATGCGATAATTCAAAGACTGGAACCCCCCCCTGACGATACAGAGGCTTATAAAGAATATATGTCATTAAAATTCTTAAAAGAACGTGATCGAATACAAGGATCCTTTGCCTTATTTGCAGTATGCAGGGAAGATGAAATGTTGAAAAAGATCATTCAAAGATTAGGATTCAAGAGGGATTATACAAAAAACCAGTTAATTGAGTATATGGTAAATAACCGATCAGATTTTATTGACTTTGGTAATGACGGGGGTGTTCGCTGGGTTGATAAACGTAATTTAACAACAAAATCCCTTGTTATTAACCTCAAAGAAAAACCTTCAGAGGATATAGTAGATAGAGAAATTGGTAAATTAGATTTAACATATTGAAGCCAGAAAAAGCTAAAGAAATTATTTGGTATGAGTTTATGGCCACAACTCATCTGGATGAAGCCAGTTGGGCTGATAAGATTAGTGATGCCCTAAATTACGCTATAGATTGTGCTTATGGAGCCGGTTTTGATTATAGAGCGAACACCATCCTTTATAAACAGGGTAAAGCGGTTTTACAGCTTAATGAATACGGTCATATTATTCAAATTCATCCAAGTATTAACACCGCAGCAAAACGCATGAATGGCAATGCTTCAAATATAAGAGCTGTAATACAGGGCCGGCAACATACTGCTTATGGTTATTGTTGGAGATTTAAAGATGATATTTATTATAGAAAAGAAGATTAATGAGAAAATTATTGGTTAGTGTAAATATAGATTTGACCGAAGAAGAACAGGAAATACGAGCGTTAGATATAGCTGGAGGCAAAGATGAAGAAGAACTGCCGGATTTTCGTGAATTAAAGGGATACCTTCACCATTGGGGGCAAGAAAGTAATCCTGTAATGAATAGTGAAGAGGAGGTTGTGGGAGTTAATACAATAACCACGGCTATTGTCGAGGAGGCAGAAACCGGGCAGATACATACTTTTCATCCCACGCAATTAAAAATACTTGGTTATACGACTTATAGGTAAACATGAATTACATAGACACAATATTTAATAAAGACGTGTTAGATGCACTGTATAACATGCACAGCGAAAGTGTTGATATGATATTCGCAGATCCTCCCTTCAATATTGGAAAAAAATACAGGGGATCTAACGATAAAAGGACGGATTATTTTCAATGGTGTGATCAGTGGATAAGTGAGTGCTGGCGAATATTAAAACCTACCGGCAGTTTTTACTTAATGACGCTCGATCGGAATCTGTCAAAAACATTTCCGTTAATGGACAAACATGGGATATTTCTAAATCTGATTAAATGGAAAAATGTTACCGGTGATCATACAAAGAGAAGTTTTTGGAACAGCACGCAACCGATATTGTTCTATGCGAAAACAAAAGATTACATATTTAATACCTATGCAGAAACCAGGCAGGGTGTAGTTCCCTGGAATCCCAAGCGAAAAGAGAATCAAAGAGGACAATTACTGGATTATTGGGATGATATCAGGCCTATTTACGCTGGGTCAATAGTACATCCGGAGGCTATTTTAAAACTAGGGACCCGGGAGAAAGCTCATTTGGCTCAAATGCCTGAAAAATTAGTTGGCCGGGCAATAATGTTCAGTACGGATCCCGGGCAGATAGTGTATGCTCCGTTTATGGGAAGTGGTACAACTGCTATTACTGCATTAAAGCTTAACAGGCTATATTGTGGGAGTGATAATTCATTATTTTATTGTAATTTGGCTAATCTTCGGATTATAGAATTTCTTCAGAATGACCTTTTTAATCAGTAATATGGCAGGGAACACGAAAAAATTAATTGCATTCAACTATTTTGGGGGAAAATTCCAGATGGTACAGAAGTTATATGATTATTTCCCCAAGCATGATCATTTCGTGGATCTGTTTTGCGGGAGCATGGTTGTAACTCTGAACAAACCATTATCAGGGATTGATACGGCTAATGATATTAATAGCGAAGTAGTAAATTTCTTCAAAACATTACGAGAGCAGCCCCAGGAATTATTGTCGTTATTATACCTTACTCCCACCTCGAGGGAAGAATATAACCAGGCATGGGACATTGAGAGTTGTAGTGATGTTGAAAAGGCCAGGAGATTTTATGTCAGGCTGAGGCAGAGTTTTTTCGGATTAGGATCACAAAGAGAAAATAAGGGCTGGGGTCCTACCTGTAAAAATTCCAGGGCGAATGTCGCCGAAATTGTCTCAAAATGGTTAAATGGGGTTGAAAAGTTATTACCGGTGATTGACCGGCTTAAATGTATTCAGATTGAAAACCGGGATTTTCGGAAACTAGTGCCATTAGTTGATGATCCCAAGACTTTCTTTTATTGCGATCCCCCGTATTGTCGTGAAAGTAGAACAAGTCATCATGATTATATGTTTGATTTTAGTGATCAGGATCACCAGGACCTTGCAGAAGTATTACACCAGGTCAGGGGAATGTTCATGATCAGCGGTTATGAGTGCCCGACAATGAACAGGCTTTACAAGGATTGTGTTATGATTCCGCTGGGAGATTATCATACTATCTCCGGAAGGAAAGGCAGGGAATGTATTTGGATGAATTATGATGGCAAAGATCAAGGACAATATACAATAGGTTATGAATAAAATAATTCGAGTGTTTCCGAGAAAAACAAACGCCACTCCTTTGGATGATAAGGTGAGGTTTGGGACTCCCGGATTATTTGACCAGGCAGATGAAATTCATATTAGCGTTACATTTAGTTGGGACTTAGAAAGAGCAGAACAGTTAGCTGAACAATGGAGGTTAGTTGCACCGGTAAAGATAGGTGGCCCGGCAACAAATAATTGTAAAGGAGAATTTATGCTTGGCATGTATCTTAAAAAGGGATATGTGATCACGAGCCGGGGTTGTCCGAATAAGTGCTGGTTTTGTAATGTTTGGAAAAAGTTTGGGGATATCGAGGAGCTGGAAATAAAAAATGGATGGAATATTTTGGATGATAATCTACTTGCGTGTTCAGAAGATCATATCCGGAATGTATTTGAAATGTTAAAGCGGCAAGATCAATGGATTGCGTTTACCGGCGGATTAGAAGCACGAAGGTTGAAAGAATGGCATATTGATTTATTGTTGCAACTTAAATTAGAACGTATATTTTTTGCTTATGATACACCAGATGACTTTGAACCCTTAATAAGTGCTTCAAAAATGCTTAAGAAAGCCGGAATAATTCATAAAAATAAAAAACATAAGGCAAAATGTTTTGTTTTAATAGGTTATCCGACAGATACATTTGAAAAGGCGGAAAAAAGGTTGACTGATGTTATGGGATTAGGATTTACACCAATGGCCATGTTTTACAAGAATAATGAATATAAATTTTCTAACGAAATTCCGGATAAAAGAAAATGGAATCTTTTTACGAGAGAATGGTCAAATCCAACTGTTGTTGGTTATAAAATGGCTAATTCATGAAAAGTCTTGATATAGAAATAGCAGTTATGGAATATCTTGGAACAAGAACAAACCTTATTGTTCCAAATGTGAGCTGGGGAATGGATTTACATGAGTGTGATATTTTAAGTTTAAGTAAAGCCGGGTATGCCACAGGAAATGGCATGGTCATCATGACGAAAAGATTGCTCAGTTATTTTTTGCAGTACCGGAAAAACTCAAACTAATTGCATTGAAATGTATACCTGAAAGAGCGGGTATTCTTGTTGCAATTAAAGACCCGATAGAAGGTTCAATTGAAGTAGAACTAATAAAGTATTGTCGGAGAAATGAAAATGCCGTGAAATGGAGTGAAGAGGATAGATGCAAATTAGCCAGGCTCGGAACATTGAGAATACTAAAATTAAAAGAAAAAATCAGGAACCTTCAAAATCAACAGTTATTATGAGAAATTATCAATGGACTGCTATAACCCAGCATGGGACGCTAATAAGATTTCGTCCCATCACTTCAACAATATCTGCTGAAAATATAATAATTGCAGAAGCGGAGCTTGAAGAAAGACAATATATGCTTAATAATTTACTTCGGCGTTTTGAAGACAGTGAAGTACTGATAGGAACTATATTAATTCGTAAACATGATTAAAATATTGCACCGGGCCTATAAAGGCGGCAGTGGAGAAATAATTTAGGGAAAGTTGGATTATTTCAAACTCCGGAGTAACAACGTCTGTTTGAAGCCAAAATCAACCCCGTCATGGCCAATTAAGATCAACAGGGAGTTGACCCTGTTATTATTAACACTTAAAAAAAACATTATGGCAAAAAAGTACAGAATTAAGAACGAACACGAAATTGACGGATACATTGTTCATATTGGCAATGTTGTATCTCATTCACCAAAATTCACGTACCGTAATTTAGTTATAGAGGTCTTAGCTGACGGGTATAAACAAGAAATACCTATTAGTTTTATAAATGAACGCATGAGCTTATCTAATGGCTTTGCTTTAAATGAACATGTTCATATAACTTTTCAGGCCCGGGGAAATTCTAAAATAATAACCGGTGGTCAAAGAAAATGGTATGCAAACCTGGAAGGACTTAATATATCGAAATTATGAAAAACAGAATGCCGCTTTCTCAAGCATTAAATATAGCAAAGAGGTTCATGACAGAATTAGGGCCTCACTGTAATAAGGCTATTGTTGTAGGGAGTACACGTAGACTAAAGGTTGACGTGGGAGATATAGAAGTTGTTTGTCTGCCCCTGACTGATGATCCCCTGAGCCTTGATATGCACTTTCACAAAAATTATCCGGGAATAAAAGTTAATGGGTCAAGATTGAAAAGATTTTATTATCCTAAGTCTGGTATTCAAATAGAGTTGTACATTACCAACCCGATAGATTATGGAAGGATTGTAGCTATTCGTACCGGATCCTCGGCTTTTAGTCATAATGTTCTGGCTATAACCTGGAATAGGCTGGGGTGGTGCGGAACTAAAGACGGTTTACGTAGAAAGAAAGAGTGCGATCATAAAGGACAGACCTGGAAAATAAAAAAAGAATTTAAGGAACACCCTACCCTCCCCCCCCCATTTACTACGGAAGAGGATTTTTTTAAATTCTTAGGCTTGGCCTGGGTCGAACCTTCGAAGAGATCCTGGATAAGTAAACATAATAAAATAAATTATTCACCATAAAAACAATAAAATGAGCTGTACAAAAAGTGAAGATATATTAAAAAAATGGGATGTAGGTCATGCAAAATTCAGAATTGAGCCCAGCACAGTTGAGGATATTGGGTTAGACGATTATATTAAACATATATTCGATATTTTTGATCAAATATTTAAGAGCGGGGGTTATGTAAATGAAGTAACAGCTTTTGAATTAAGAAAATTCACATGGATTAAGGGTGATGATCATAGCATTGAATTGTTAATGAATCATTATGGCACTGAATTACATATAAGTATTAATTAACTAAATAATTATGTTTTGTTGTAAATGCGGAAACGATCTAAGAGATTGTACCTGCGAAGATATTAAAGAGAGATTGGCAAGTTTAAAAAGCAGCTCTCATATTCTTATGCGGTGGTGTGCCCGGTGTGATAATCATTATTCTCAATGTAAGTGTGATGATCCTATATGGACTACAAATGACGAGATGAACAGATTAAAAAAATTAACTAATATCAAAAACAATGGAAACAAGACAGATTGAAGAAGTAAAAGTTTGGGGACTTATTTTAAATCCCCTGAAAGAAAATACCGAAAATGGCAATGTAGTTGCCCTTGCTTATGAAAAGCAAAAACTTATTGATTGGTACAATTCATTACTTGCACCAGAACCATATGAGGATAAGGGGGAGGTTAATTTTCCATCCAAAGGAGACTTTGGAGGATATTCAAACCCAAACCATACCTTTTATAAAGTTTTTATTAAAGGTAGTGAATTAGAATGGTTTAACCCATGTGATATGGATGTTCTTAATGATTTTGGACATGGATTAAATTTTCAATGGATGCAGGAAAAGGATATAAATCCAAGTATTAAATTTATTCACTAAGATCAATAGTCATGGAAAATGAAAAAACAACGGAAGAACAACCATTAAAATCTATTGTCCCGCAGGATTCAAGATTATACATATTTACTGAAAAATCTCTTTCAGAAATAGATTCGGCTTTAAAATGGGCACAAGCAATAGCTGAGGGAGGTAGTTTGCCTGATAAATATTATGAAAAAACAAAAACTGAAGGTGTTACTGAGGACCGGTGGCCAGTTGATTATACTAAACCTATCTGCGGGCTGATTCTTGCCGTTGTCAGTGCCGGTAAAGAAATTGGTTTATCTCCGTTTGCATCTTTAAATATGATTGTTCCTATATATGGCAAAATGGCTATTAAAGGAGACGGGGCAAAAGCTATGATATTTTCATCAGGCCTGGTAAAAGAATGGAAAGAAACGGCTAGCGGTAATATTGATAAAGACGATTATCAATACACAATCACCAGTACCAGGACCAGTGGAACGACCATTACCCGGAGTTTTGGAGTGCGTGAAGCCAAACGAGCTGACTTATGGGTGACGCAACAAAAATTAAATGGGAATCAGGGAGCAATGCACAGGCAGTCTCCATGGTACCGGTACCCTGATCGCATGTGTATGTACCGTGGTTTAGGTTTTATATCGAGAGACCTTTATCCTGATGTGTTGGGGCAACTGGTTATCTTGGAGGAAATCAATGATTATCCTGATGTGTCAGTAAAAATTATTGACACTAAAGGTGGCCCTGTTGCTATAACCGATATTGATGGGAAAACTCAAAAAAGTGAACAGTTAACCGGGGCAGTAGCAGATAAGGTTACCAAACGTCATGAGAAACTAGGATTAGGAGACAAAGACAAAAACAAATTGCGTGAAACAGCAGAGGATTTGAAAAAAATAGAACCGGGAAAGGAAAAACCGGAACCGGGAAAGAAAAAAGTAAAGATCGATCCATCTCCTATAAGCAGGAAAGAGGCTTTTACGGGGTTTGCCGAAGATCAGTTATTAAAAATGGGAACAAAAATTTATGAACTGGCAAAGAAATGTTGTTTAGATGGAATAAGTATTGTAGATGAAATTGACAAGCTCCCAGGTAAGAAAAGTAATAAAAAGTATAGACTGGCCATACTTGCTTTTCAAAAAGGCAGGTTTACAAATTATATAGAATCACAAGCCCCGGCAGTTCCTCCTGCCGAAACTCCGCCCGGAACAAAGATTGGTCCGGAAGATACAGAAAGTATCCCTAAGAAAGAAACGGTCTCACACCCTGCCTTGGATGATGAAAAAGAGACCCCGCAGCAAGAAGAAGATCAGATCTCGGAAGAATATTCTCCTTCCTCAGAAAAGTCAAATCCTTTTGGTATTGAAATCTCTGAAATTGAAGAGGGGCACAGGGAACGTGATTTTCAAAAAGCAAGAAGTATAGCCCTGCAACTTGCAGATAATGGGTTTAATAACGCCACTTATCAGGAGTTGGCCAGTAGAATTTATTTTTCAAAGGAGCATAAGATAACGTATAGAAGTAAGTTTGATGACCTTGAATACTTCTTAAAAAATGCACCGGCTGTTGATATTCACTATTTACTAACCAGATATGATTCGTAATTTTATGTTGAATCTTTTTTACAACATACTATTCGTCAGTCTTTGTCAAGATTTACTACTTAAAAGGGATATCCGGTCAACACCGGATGTCCTTTTTTTATTGATATCAGGCCTTCTTAGAGGGGCTTATATAATGCCGTTACTTTTAATCGTTATATTTTTCGACTAAAAGTAACGTTTTTGCAAAATTTGACTTAATTTAAGACGTTTTAAACAATTTTCTTATGTAGTGGAATACCGTAGTATCCCCTAAAATCAATAGTTTTAATAAAAATAGTCATGGAAAAGCCCCCATTACCTGAAATAATTAGAGAAATTAGTCAGAGTGAATTTGCGGCCTTTAAAACACTTTGGCATTATATGGATCACCGGTCTTATTTATCAGGCGTATACTTAAGAGATTTTTTCAATACCCCCTATTTTTTAAACATGTTTGCCCATGTATTGCCTAAAGATAAAGGTAAATTTCCCCATTTTAAGTATTATCTACGCAATATCATCCTCTTAACGCCAGGAGAACATGTTTTACTTGACCAGGGCACAGAAGATCAGCGAATATCTTATTCTAAGACAGTTAAAACGGCTGATTGGGGCAAGATTGACATATTAAGGAAAGATTTATTGAGTGAATACAATGCTGTATTCCCAAAAATGTCGGGTATAATGATAATGAGGTACAAGGAAGAAGAGGTTCGCGATGTTATAAGAAAGTTAAATGGAATATTTGTAGGGCTGTTATTACAAGAATCAATACGAAAGCAAACACCATCAAAACCAAATAATAAAAAGGATAACAATCGCCAGGATAAAAAAAAGAATAATGACCCCCCATCTTAAATAACCCGGTTCTCTGCGTGGCGATCCATAAATTATATCTTTTTCTTTTTCAGGATATTTTTTATATTTTTCATACATACCCGGATGAAGAATTATTTCCTTTGGCTCTTTGTCTTCCCATCCGTGGTTAATATCACTCATTTTACTTCGATTTTACTTTTATAAAATTGTAATCTTAAATAATTAATAAGATCACTATACGTGGTTTTGTTGTCGGGATCATTCTTTTGAGAGGTTCGTAAGTACTCAAGCATGGCCATAGAGCTGTATGACATAAATACGACTATGTGACCTACTTTATCAGACGATTTCCAGAGTTTCAGACCCAGGGGTTTGTTATCAGCTACAAAAAGATAAAGTTCTCCTAAACGGCTATGATAGGCAAAATCAGCTACCATATTACGAACAGGTTTTTCGGGGTCATGTATGGCTTTAGTTAGTCGGGCTAATATTTTTTTACCGGCTATACCTAAATCCGTAGTGCGATCAATTACTTTTACCTCATCAGTTGTTACGTGAACGTAAGGGCTTTCAAATACTGTTTTGAATTTTGTCATCAATCTGTTTTTTCAGACTTAAATGTAAACCTGGTTCTTGGTATGTAAGCAACCCTCCCGGCGGGGGTTTCTACTACAACATGAGTATTGCCATGATATCTTAATACCTTGAAGGTATCTCCTTTTTTGAAACCGTCACATGGGATGTTAGTGGTTAATTCTATTTTCATAATGACTTGAGTTGAGCGTTGATCATATCAATTTTTTGTTTCAGAGTAAAAATATAGCCTGTAACAAACGCCATAGCATAGCTGTGATCTTCTTGTAAAGTGTTTGTGTAAGGGCCTCCGCCTACATTAACTGAAAGATTTATTTTGGGTTCTTCATCCGGACCTATGTCTATTGCAGTACCTTTACAAGATTTGAATTTACCCCGGAGAACGATCAGGTTCTCTCTCTCTTCCATAAGTTCTTCGATCTTTTTAAAATTAGCTGGTTTCATCGTCTTTGTCTTTTGAGGTTAATAATAGTTCTTCTGATCTCTCATGTCCTACCCATGTCCCCTGCAAATTTACTCCCCTGTTTGCAAGTTCACGTTTAAGGTAGGCATTTGCATCCAATTTCCCATTAACAAATTTTAGTATAAGGCTGGTGGGCAGGAGGCAGAATGCGAATTTCGGATTATTCCAGTCGTCCATGATGTGTGTTATTTTAAATTAAATTCAATGTCAAAATCTTCGCCACCTGGGATTGCTGCAATTACTCTAAATTTAAACTCTTGATAACCTTCGGCCTTGCCGATTGCCCTGCCGGTTAGTTTTAGCATTATTGCCAGTGCGAGTTGTGCCGGCCCACTACCACCATACCCCCAATTAAATCCATCGGGAGAATGATTGTAATGTTTTTGGCTTGGTTTAGGGTCAAGAAATTCACCATCAAGATGAACTTCCCTTGTTTCTGCATTACCTGATAATTTGTGTTTCATGATTTTTATTTTAGTTAAAACAATAATAATTGTCCTGTTTGATCTTTACTTACATGCTTATTAAGGATTTCGATAGCTTCCTTAACCAACATTCCTTTGTGCTTGATATGAACGGGGAATAATTCGCTTTCCGGGTCCATTTTCAATAAACATTTTTTACAATGAGCTGTTTTACCACCCAAGCCGGCATAGATCATGGGTTCGTCTTTATATTCTCCACAATCAATACAATGCGGAAGTTGACCTATGCCCTTGTTACGGGGCTTTGGTATTGTTTCAGCATAAATATCCTGGGGATGGTTTGATTTCATTTTTGTCCTAAATCTTCAAATTCTGGTTCTTCTATCACTTCCAGGTGTTCAAGATCGTTATAGGCCTCTACTAACCTATCTAATTCAGATTCAAGGAATGAAAATATGATTTGTAAAATTGCATCTTGGGCAATTAACCATGATTCATAAGACTTTGCTCCAATAGCTTCTCCTTCAGCCTTTTTTATTGCATTAAAATTATCCCGGTTAAATGTAGTTCTATCACAACCTTGCCAATCGGCCAGGATAATTGTAATGTCTTTCTTTGCTTTTTTTTCCTTAATTCTATTGCTTATACTAAGCAACATAACTTTAAGCTGATCAATCAATTTTTCAATATCATGTGCCTTTTCAGCTCTTTCTTTTACTGTGCTTGATAATTTTTTCATGATTTAATGGGTTTAAGGTTAATAAATTCGATTTTAATTTGCTCAATAAGTGCCTTAGCCATTGGAATAGGAACAGCATTGCCTATCATCCATATTCGCAACCTATTACTACCGTACCATTGATAATTTTTCGGGAATCCCGTTATATCCCCCAGCTCTGCAGGGGTAAGGAAACGTACCTTAATATCAAAATCTCCATTAGCCAGGACAGTTGTAAGAGCATGTTTGGGTTCTGTTGTAATAGTTCCCAAGGGTTTATCAAGAGAATGTGCTCCGCTTTTACCAAAGTATGTCGATATGAATTGTTGTTTTTCGACTGTGACCAACCGGTGAGTGTTCCAAGTGGTGATAGTTCTTATTGGTTCTTTAAGATTCTGATTGGCATTATCCCTGCCATAATATTGGGTGAGAAATTGTTGCTTTTCAATAGTAACAAGCTGATGCTTATTAGTAGTCGTTATTGTTTTCAGGGGTTCTTTTATTCCGGAATGATTATAATCGTTTCCCCAACACTGGTTAATGAACTGTTTTTTTTCAACCGTAACAAGCTGTTTGGATTCTTTTGTCGTTATCACGTTGAGGGGTTTATCCGTTTTTTGTGAAGGATCCTGTCCCCAAAAATGTTCGCTGATAAATTGTTCTCTTTTCAGGGTAACAAGAGCATGTCGAGCTTTGGTTGTAATGGTATCCAATGGTGTGTTGATCGAGCTGTGCTGTCCTCCTCCTGATCCATAATACTTAACAATGTACTGCAGCATTTCCGGGCAATGTTTTTTCATACCGTTAATGATCCTGCTGATCGAGCGTTTTACTAATGGTTTCCTTACCTGTTTAGGTAGATTGAGATTAAATTCCCTGCCGAACATGGATTCCCCGGTATTTTTCAGGTCGATCTTTTTCTTACATGCCATCCACTTCTTAAAACCGTTGATTCCGTCCCTGTGATGAGTTTGTAAAGGAAATGATATTGGATAACCGGGCAGGGAAAAAATGCCGAAATAACGCTTCCTGGAGGTGAATGAGCCATAATCTGCCGAGTTCAACATTCTATACTGATAATTTATATATCCCAAACCTTTAACGTGTTCGATCCATTTATTATAATATTCTTTTTTGCGTTCTTTGATTGGAATAATAACATATTCACCTTTCTTCTTACCTTTTTCGACTATAGCTAAGGCAGAGTATTTTTTGGTCGATCTGGCTTGATCTTCCTTAATTCTCAGTGGTCCCCAATCCAGAAACTCTCTTACATTCTCAATCATTATATACTTGGGCAGGCAATGAATTATATATTTGTCCAGTTCGTATGCTAACATTCTGCTGTCAGCATCTCTTGATAAACCTCCTTTGGCATTGCTGAAGTTCGTGCATTCCAGACCTGCAAATAAACCATCAACCGGGCAGAGTTTAGTTACATCCATTTCTGCCAGATCAGCGTGGAAATGTTCGGTGTTGGGGTGATTGACCTGGTGAGTGAATATAGCTTCTTTGGAATGATTCAATGCCCAGACAACTATAATTCCCTTAACAGCTAATGCACCGGTGGTAGTTCCACCAGCACCAGCTAACAGGTCTAATATAATGTATAATAAGGAATATTACCCTCAGCCTCAATTAATAGACCGCAACAATGCTTTATTTTAAAAGATAACATAAATTCAATGTGTATGAGAACCAGTTGTTTTTCTTTTTTAATTATATCCATTTCATAAACAATAAGATTCCAGTCTTTTTTAGGCAATAATCCCTTAACCTTACGAACATCAAGTGATCCGTACGGTATGCGTTCCAAGTTCTTTTTTAGTCGATTTGCTTTTTTTTCGGTCATGTTTTTTGATGATTTTAGTTTTATCTAATGTCCGTTCAATCAGGTCAATTAAATTTAACTGACCTGATCCGGACATCTGTTCTGTTGTAAAAAATTTACTTTGATAAGTCATGATCTTAGGGCTTAATGTTTGCCGTAATGGGTCGAAATAATACTTTTGGTGGCATGATACTTATCAATTAATAATTGCTTGTACCTTTCCTCTAACCATTTAACATCTTCACTCAGACATACAAGAATAGTATCTTCTGAATCAGGGTTAAATACTCCCTCTACGTCTCTTCTTAATACCATATCGGCATAGCCTTTATTTTTGGCCGGCGGTATGTCTTCGGTTTGATGTGGTTCTATTTCGCTGTTACATTCTGGACATTTACTGTTACATGCACAACTCCAAACGCTTTCCCATTCCTTACCACAAACACATTGATAAAAATTAATGAATACGTTTGGTTCTTTTTCACTATCAGTACATTTGGGACAGATAGTATTTGCCTCATCTGTTAAGCCTAAAAGGAAATCAGTCGCATCCTTTTTAAAGTCCTTGTTACAGATAGAACAGTTAATGAATGTATAACCTTCTGCCGGGGATTCTTTTTTGGGGCTTAGAGTTTCGATATCACTTTCATATTCGTGTTTACTTTGATATAAAAATGTTTCGAATACTTCTCCGTCCCAATAACAATCAATAGCCCATGTTTCGGGTTCAACGCCTACTTTACCTTGAGGAGAAAAATATCCGTTAGACATATCATAAACATGCTGTGTAAGGATATCCTGTAAACTTATGTGGTGTATCCCTTTCAGATTTTTCATAGCGGGGGTAATCTTAATCTTTTCTTTTTCTGTTTCTTCATTCCAGTAAAGCCCCTCAACAACCAGTTTTTGTATTTCCCCCTGAATAGATATGGGTATAAAATAATGATATACCTCATCATGCGTAGAATTAAGTCTTTCGATCTCTTTATCCCTTTCCTTTGAGGTATAAGAGCCTAAGAGTTCATCTGCCAATCCTTTATAAAGGTGCAGAATGAAGTGTTTCCAATTTTCCTGTGTTGTTTCCATGATTTTTAATTTATACGGTTGCTATTAAATTCTTTTCGCTGATATTCTCAGGCATATGGGATTCGACCTTATTAATGACCTTATCCTTTATAGCGTCTTGACAGACACCTATAATTAATTGCTCTCTTTTCGAGCTAAACACCCAGCCCGGCACTCTTTCTTTAGTCCGGGGATGGGTTAGACGTGGATTGTACACTCCACCAATGGCTTTCAGCCTGTCTTTGATGGGTTTCGTATCACCTAATACCACAATGGATACCGGTGAATACTTGAAGATGTGAATTGTCTTTGTCATAAAATGTTTGGTTTGGTGAATATTTAGAGAAGTAATATAATGTTTGAGACCGTATTTTTATCAGTTGCGTCCATTGGTTCATATTGAAATGCCATTTGCTTTAGTGCTGTTGCTAATATTATTTTAGGTAGACGATCATTATCTTCCCAACTATCAATATTAACGCATCCAGATTGGAGAACTTTATCAACATACCATTGTATATCAATACTATTATACATTTCCTGTACTTTTTCTTTTATTTGCTTTTCAGTCATGATTTCAAGGGTTTTAGTTATACATTTTATATTGCAGACCGCTAACAATATTTGTAGCATGTTCTCTGCATTTTTCCAGATCATTATTGAGTTCGTTTTCAAAATACTGTTTTATAGTGAAATAATTAGGTGAATTTCCTTTGAGAGTTGCTAAATTAAGTAGTTCGGAAATAGATTTGGCATTTCTTATCTCTTCCCTTTTCTGATTAAAATACTGTTTCATGTGATCTGGCTTTTCTTTTGCCATGGTGATCTGGTTTTTTTGCTATGGTAAAGTTAAATAAAAAAGGGATTGGGACGGATGCCCCAACCCCTTCTAACACCAATTAAAGCACACAGGAGAGAAATGTTCCCGCTATAATCAAAGCAACGGTGATTACTTTCATTATAAATAATTGAATGCGTGTCGTTTGTGTTTCCATAATATGTATTTATTAATATTAGACAGTACAATATTAAATCAAATAAATGATAAAAACAAATCTTTTGTAAAAAAAGTTACAAAATATTTGTTTTATATTAATATATATAATACATTTGATCTGACATTAACCAATTAAAAACACACAATTATGGCACAAAAGACAGACACACAAACAGTTGGTGACAATGAATTTAGTGTATTTAATGCGTATCAGCATTTTTTATACAACATTGACATTAACCACCTTGCGAAAAATACCCCTTGGGATGATCACATAACCCAACACTTTATGAGTAAATTAAAAATGGTTCAGGCAGTCGAGAAAGCTGATTATTTGACTGTTTCCGTTATAGTTAATTGGGTACAGGAAATGACTAAGCATTATCAGAAATTTTTGATAGGTTATATTATCAAGTATCATTCAAACAAATAGTAGAGTTATCAAACACTCCAAACACCATGAAAGACACGGAAACATTGACAGACAAATTATTTCAAAAGGGTTTAATGGCGTTATCAGATGCGGAATTAATAAGTATATTGATTGCTAACAATAAGCCCGAAGAGTATACGTTACAGCAAGCCCGAACGATACTTAATGATTGTAACAACAATTACAAAGTATTAGAGAGGCAATCTACCTATGATCTGCAAAATAAAGGCTTAACAAAACAACAGAGTTTCAGGCTTTTAGTAAGTCAGGAAATGGCAAGGCGTTCAAGGATACAGGAAGCTAATAAATTGCCTAAAATTAGTAGTTCAAGGGATGTATATGATACGATGTTACCATTGCTGGGGCATTTGAAGTATGAGGAGTTTTGGGCGTTGTATTTAGATAGGAGAAATGCAATAACGGACAAAGTTAAAATAAGTCAGGGAGGCGTTAACGGTACAGTAATAGATGTAAAGTTAATATGTAAAGCTGCAATCGACAGGTTAGCCAGTTCTATAATATTATGTCACAATCATCCATCAGGAAACATTATGCCAAGTGAATTAGATCAAATAATAACAATAAAAATAGAGAAGGCGTGTAAGTGGATGGATGTACAAGTGTTAGATCATGTTATTATTACTTGTGATCATTACCATAGTTTTGCTGACGATGGGCAAATGGGAAGAAATTCGATATAATATATATTAACACCAAAAAAACAAACAAAATGGGAACACAAAAAGAATGGGAACAAATTTGCTCGAAACATTTAGTAGGTAAGACTATTAAAGAAGTTCGTTACATGACGGATAAAGAGCAAGAAAATCACGGTTGGTTTCGTAAGCCTTTAGTGATCTTCTTTACAGATGGATCGTTTATCTATCCATCGAGGGATGATGAAGGGAATGACGCAGGATCATTGTTCGCATCATTTACAGAGTTACAAGTAATTCCTGTTATTCATTAACACCATAAAAAGAAAGGACACACATTATGACAGCAACACCAGAAGAAATACTTCACCGTGACATCAGAGAATGGATGCACGAAAATGGTTTCGATCCCCAAAGCCTTGATGATTTAATTCATAAGGACAAAAAAAGCGGGTACAAGGTAATGAACACCAGACAGAGAGAGGAAGCCCAGCTATTTATGATCAGATTTGATAAACTGCCTTTAGATGCGTCTAAAATTATAGGTAAGTTTATGGGCGTTATCCCTGATAAAAAAGGCTGGTATGATGGGCAAGAACTTAAAAAGGCGGGATTGCCTTTTTCTCCCGGATGGATGGGAAACGGAACGAAGGACTTGAAATTTAGTACATCATACGATTGGATTATGTCTGTGATAGTAAAAATAGATACTACAAGGTGTTTATCAAATAATATTGAGAAATACTATTACTGTGTGAAGTTGATGGGATCAGCCGCCGAAGTATTAGACGCATTTACAGGAAAAGTTGTAGTAAGTGTATCAATTAAGCAAACGGATTGGATGAACTCAACGTATTTATTGGCTCTTAAATTTATAAACTGGTATAACAAAGAGAAAGGATTAACACCTGAAATAATTAGCTATGATGAGTTCATAGAGAAGTACAAACCCGTAAAAAATCATTTGAATAGTAATGCCAGTTGGGATGGTTGGTTTTTTGAAACGTATGATAGAGAATTAGCATATGTACGGGAAATGGGCAAGAAAAAGCCACGGAGGATTTGGACGATTATAGAAACAGATGGTGTGTTTTGGATCGTATCGGGTTTACATTTGGTAAACAGGTTTGGTTACATTATTACAGAGAGTGAATGGGAGCATGATCTTATAGAGGTTAAGGTTGATGATGACTAACCTTACACAACATTATACACCAACACCAGAGAAAGACCTGATGACTTTAAACCTTCAGGTCTTTTTTAATACCAGGATCATATAAATCGACTACAACCTTGTACATTTCTTTAGTTAATCTGGTTAGGTATTCATTTCCTTTGGGAGTTATGATGTATTTGCCATAAACAGAAGGATGCCGTTTTATGTGTCCTCGCTTGATGCCTGAAGTAATAAGTAAAGCAATTTGACGACTTGAAATACTACAGGGGGATAAATCTGAAAGTTTGAACATATCTTGATCCTGTTGTTCTTTCAACCATCTCGCTCTTGATAACAATACAAAATAAGTGATAGGAATATGTTTAGAAGACAGTACAGCGTGCCACAACCAGAAGTGCATTATACCACCAACACCATAGAAAAACCCCTCTTCAATGATCTTATACATCTTCTTCTTATAAGCAATGATCTGTTTACGGATTAGTTCGCGTTGAAATGGGCTGACGTTCTCGAGCTGGTCTTCGAATTTTGTCGTCTTCAATTGTAGTGGCATTCCTTTGCGTCCCATAAACGGTGTAGATTGAATTGGATAGTGATTGTAAAGGTAGCATTAATTTGATGGGTTAGAATACATTCCGTGCCACAATAAAGCAAGAGGCAGGCGTGCGAAACGTGGCACAGGAGGAGAGGCAGGGGCAGATCGGGCGTTGAATTACAGGGCAATATAAAATGTCACATAACTATTATTATGTTCAATAGACTTTGTAAACGGCATGAATAGGCAGGTTTTCACCTCTCCCCTACCCCACCGGTGTGAATCAAAATGGTGTTAATTCAATTGCTTTTCATATTCCCGAGCAAAAAACAGCTTTTGATCTGATCATATAAATGTGCGAACATCCACGGACATGGGGGGGCGGGTGCGGAAATTCCGATTTTCTTTTGAAATCACCAGCCGGATAATAATCATGGAATACCCATACCCATACACTTACCCTGGGGTACATTTCACGGGTATTTGTTTACATCAACTGTACTGCGGAACAGAAGGGGGTATATTTAGGGAATAATAACATACTTTTACACACATCAACTGTACTGCGGGACAGAAGGGGTCAGCCTCAACTATTCTGCGGAATGCTTGTTTATGTAAAAAAAGTGTTTTATCTTTGTATGGTTAATTATACTGCGGAACAGTTGCGGTAAGGAAGTACACAATCATGGGAGAGGCTATAATAAGATTGTATTCCCGGTACCTGTATATTTACAGGGATAAGGTCGGTGATTTTGAATTGGGTGCGACAGATATGCGTACATTTTCGAAGAAGACTGGAATCTCCTACAATAGGTTACGGTACTTGTTTGAGGAGAAAGGGTTAAAGAATTATGATTGCGATGAATTCCAGGTTTTCAGGTTAGAAACGGTTATGATATTCAACAGAAACAGTTAGTTATGAGAAAAAAAGCCAGAATGTACAGTGAGACCAGAATTATTAACAAATTCTTATGGTTTAAAAAGGTAATAGGAAACGAGATAAGATGGTTTGAGCATGTAAAAATCAAGCAGAAGTTCATAGGATATTATACTATTGGTCCGTTTTTACTTGAGAATTGGGCTGACATAGAATGGGTAGATCGAACATACCACGGAATAATATAACGGTTATGAAAGAGGAAACTATAAAATTTTACTATTTTGACAAGTTCCTGGGTGAATTTGACTGCCCGCAGGCATCAACGGCAGAAGAACGTGAAAAGATAGCTGCGGATAACGATGTTGGTAAATACACGCATTTTATAATTGGTGATAACAGGATCATGGGCTTCATGCTTAATGAACACAAGCATGATTTACGAGGAAAAAGCGGGGAATACAGCACGGCTGATTTCCTGCCCCTGCCCACAGGGCGGTATTTTGCATGGGTACAACCAGACTGCATGACAGTAACGGTCAAAATTGATGATTAACTAACGCTTTTGATGTTATGAATGAACAAATGTTAACAGCGATTGTTGTATTAACAGGGTTTGATCCGGTGGAGGATACTTCTTCGGGAAAATTTGAATTGAGAATGGGAGTGGTTGATCCTGTTATAATTAAGTATAGTAAAAAACAGTTAAAGTATATAGGTTTGGAGAGAATAAGATCCTGGGCATTAGTAAGTATGCTCCGTGCCGTTTGTGATATGATCGAGTGGAAAAAATTTGGTGAATGGCAGGCAAAGCAGCCATCGCTTTAGGTGTTAGGAATATTTTTAGAATAATTTTTAACGAATTTACAAAATTAGTTATGAATAAAAGCGAGGAAATAAATGTAGTAGACTTACTTCAGAACGTATTTGTCTATGCTGAGGCCAGAAGTACGAAATTAGAAAATAAGAATAAGGCTTTAAAGGAACTGGATGAAATAGAGGCTAAAGTAGCTACCATATTGAAAAGTTTAAGGATTGTGGTTGATGAGCATGGAGAATTACATGTTGATCTGAATGGAAAAATTTTTAAAATAAGTTCGTCTGATAGTCAAATGGAAAATGCAAAAAATGAAGTAATGATAACTGAGATTTTTTGCATTGTAAACGAATAATTGCGGAGGATTAATCATGGCATCAGAAGTTTTAGGCGTGTACTGGATGACCGGGATTCAGACTATCGGTATAGTTGCTATTAAAAATGATGTAGGTGAGGTTAAATTTTATATAGCCGGGGTAAAAGGTGAGAATCTGGATGAAGATGTTAACTATATCAGGGATCACGGGGCTAAGTTGTTTGTTGATGGATTAACTGAATTTTTTGCCGAACACGAAAAATAATGATATTGTAAAAACAATGGATAAAGTAGAAATAATAACAGCAGAATTGAAAAAAATAAATATTAAATATTTAGGACTTTCTGTCGAACTGAGACGGGCCCTGCTTTCTGCTATGAGAAAATACGTTTATCAGGAAATCCCCTTTATTCAAAGATTTAATAAAAGACCTGGTCCTAATAAAGTAAATACCGGTCTTGAAATGGTTGTCCGGGAAAGAATAGAAATGATCGAAGAGCACGGGAAAACCGTTTATTTTGATGTTAAGCATAATAGCAATGGAGAACTTAAGCAGGCTGCTATAGCTTGTTTAACCAGGCTGGCTAGTTTTCCTGTAGATTGGAATCAAGCCGGCTGTGATCATATCCGTTTCGACAAAACAGAAATTGATCGCCTGGCCGCAGCTGCTGCTTTTTGTGTCGCGGAGATTGATAGAATATTGAATAAATAATTAAAGTCTCTAATGTTGAACGATATTTTTTTTCCTGCTATGGCTCGGTGCCCTTTATGTGGCAGATTTATGAAAAGGGGACTTATGAATTGGATGAATCATACATACGATAAATGTATTTCACCGGGAGCCGAGGATATTAGATTAACACGTAAGATAATAATGGCATCAGCTATTATATATGGAGAACAAATACAAAGAAGCAGGTAACCAGAAAGTCTCGTTCTGTGGCGTAATGTGGGGTATAGTAGAGTAGGGTGCAGTTTAGTCAAGTAGCGTCCAGTAGCGTATTGTTTTGTGAAGTACAGTTCAGTGATGTGTCGTCTAGTAAAGTAAAGTTTTGTTTAACTAATACAAATATTATGAAGAAGTACAAAGTAGAAATTATTGGCACAACGCCATACATGCAACATCGCATGGATGACGAAACCCTTGACGAATGGGAAAAAAGACGTGGTGCGATCATTGAACGACCAGAGGTTTCTCAACCTGATAATGTCAGGGCTGAGTTTCATTCTTACTACGATATGAAGGAAAAAAAGCATTATTTACCATCCGAACATTTGCGTGGAGCAATGATCAATGCAGGAGCATACTTGAAGGCGAAGGTTGGAAATAGCCGTAAGTCTATGAAAAATATTGTTGCAGCTATGTTCTTTGTTAAACCGGAAAAAATATGGCTTCCCCCCTGGGATATTATAGATAAGCGAAGCGTCTGGAATCGTAAAGCCGGGGCAAGAGTTATCGTGATCAGGCCCAAGTGGCTCAATTTAAAGGTTGATTTTGAATTGTGGATTGATAATGATACGATTACAAAGCCAACAATAGAAGATGTGTTGAAATATGCTGGTACGCATTGTGGGATTGGAAGTTTCAGGCCTACTTGCAATGGTATGTTTGGAAGATTTGTTGCTGAAAAAATTAAAGAATTTAAGTAATGTACCGTGCTGTTGAGCATGGTGTTGTGTGGTTTTGTAGGGTAGGGTGTAGTGTTGTAAAGTTACGTTTTGTGATGTAAAGTTTTGTCAAGTAGAGTGTTGTTGAGTATCGTGAAGTCTTGTGGTGTGAGGTAGCGTAAAGTAAAGTATAGTTTTATAATTAGAATTAAAGAAATTAAATAAAATATTGAGTTGAGTGCTGTATGGTGGTGTGACGTATCGTCGAGTAGGGTGATGTTGAGTATTGTGAGGTCTTGTGGTGTGAGGTAGCGTATAGTAAAGTATAGTTTTATAATTAGAATTGAAGGAATTAAATAAAATATTGAGTTTAGTGGTGTATCGCATAGTACCGTGTAGTTCCGTCTGGCGTTGTATAGTAAAGTAAAGTTTAGTTTTTTAAAATTAATTATTGAAAAGGGATTATGAAAATATATATAGCAAGCTCTTGGAAAAATCAGCATACTGTAGAAATGCTTACAGTTTTTCTGCGTGAAGCAGGTCACGAAGTATTATCGTTTGTCGAAAATAATTATGGTGAAAATCATAATCATATTACAAAAAAATTTGATTTTGAAACCTGGGTAAATTCAACTGAATCAAATCAGTCTTTTATGTATGATTCCGAAGGAGTGATGAAATCTGATCTGGTTATATATATTTCTCCTTCCGGGAAAGACGCAGCAGCCGAGTGCGGAATGGCTTACGCTAAAGGTATTCCTATTATTGGACTATATGCAAAAGGTGAGGATTTTGGGCTCATGCGTAAAATGATGATGGGTTGGTTTGAAAGATATACAGATGTATTAAACGCTGTTATTGAATTTGAAAAGTAATTATGAAAGGAGACTAACATCATGGGAGAAATCGCAGATGATCTGGTAGATGGAACATTCGATTCAGAAACAGGGGAATACCTTGGTATGGGCCCGGGATACCCCAGGACGATGAAAAACGGCAATATTATTCCTTACATTACAAAAGGAAAAGCTGGCACGGGAGAGAAGGTCGGTGAGATAACAGACTGTAAGGAGCTGAATGGTGTCATGAAATTTTTTAACGGTTACAGGTGCTTTAAACAGGAAAAAGAAGCATATGACTTCATCAAGAACTATTGCAAAGAACGATTAAGATTCAAGGGTACCATAAATGAATGTGCCGAGTTAATACAGGAAAATTTTGGTCATTTTGTTAAATATATGAAGGAACAAAAGTTATGAAAACACTCTCTTTAATAGTACTGGCATTTTTATTGGTATTCAATACAAGTGCCCAGATGAGTTTGCAAGACACATCATCACTCTCGAATCTCTACAAGAACATGGAGTACATGCAGTATAAGCCGGTTCCGGTAATAGAAGGAAGGCATCCAACCCACTATGGAGCAGGAGCAGTTTTACTTGGTACATTTCTTATTAACCATATGATCATAGTGAGCGATGAAAGGAAAGGAAGCTTTGAAACTACTACCAGGAAAGTTGGGACAATGTACGTGGCCGGGGTTACCCTGAGCATAGGAGTTTTTGTATTCGAGAACAGGAAAGCAAGATGGGAAAAACTCTATGATGACTTAGAGCAGGAGGAAAATCACAGGGACGGGTATATATATTACCGGCAAATAATCAGACAACAATAAAGCTATGAAAATAGAAAAAGACGAAAATACGGGATGTATAATCGCTACAATCATTTTTATGATTTGTGTTACATTAATTATATTATTTAGTTAAAAAACGACTAATTAAGGAACAATGATAAAGCCCGGATACATACGATTAATAGACGGCAAAGTCAAATTTGAGTATTACAAGATGAAAAAGCCAAAACGAGAGAATTGGTATAAAATAGCTTTTTGTGAAAAAGATTATAATGAAGCAATGAAAGAATACGAAGCCTCAAAAAGAGTAATTGAGGTGAGTAATGGAAAACGGAAGGTTAAAAACCAGATGTGGATATTGGTTAAGAATGATTCTAATCATTATACTTGGACAAAATTTAAAGATAACACTCCCTGCAAAGCCGGAATCAATGAAAAAGTAACAATAATTGAATTAACAAAATAAACTATGGCTGATATCAGAAAACGTCCAGAATGGTGTAAACATAAAGACTGCATCACAAAACGATGCTTGCAAGAAAAAATGTGCGTTGGAGAATTGCCCGAACCAGTGAAGCATCATAATGATTTCAATACACACAGGCTTTGTATTGATACAAGGGAAACCGGTCATGGAATATTTGACCTGCGAATAAATAAGTCCGATGCGTACGGTATTAAATTATTAACAGATATAGTAAAAAATTCAAAATAATTATTAACTTAAAATCAATAGTATTATGGCAAGAGGAAACGTTCCGCACAAATCCTACCTCACCTGCAGTAGAGGTAAATGGAGAGAAAGGGTAACTGAAAGTACTCCCGGATCCACAGGAAGAACTATAACTCCGGACGATGGAAAAAGTCCGTATCCGGTGTTTGAAATAGTAAATGACTATGTTAGCGGTATTATCCGCAGTATAGAAGTCCAGGAAGACAATAAGGGTTATGGCCGGCAATGGCTGGTTACAATTCAGGATGGTAATGAAGTCCTGGGCCTGCAATTTAGTTACGATAGCGGATATGCGTTTGCGTTTTTGAGTAAACTGCCCAACGCTGATGTGTTGCGGGATATATCATTTCATCCGTATTTCTTTGAGGAAGAAAGAAAAGCTAGGCTGGTGCTGAAGCAGGATAATGAAAATATTCCCAGCTATTTTACTAAAGAGGATCCCAAGGGATTCCCGGATTTTCCCGAAGGAGCGAATAAAGACGATATCACTGTCTGGAAAATAGAGGTTATGAAATTTCTGGTTGATTATCTGGAAACCAATATTATTGATAAACTTCCGGGGAAACCTAAAGATGATGAAAGAGAGAGCGTGGTTGATACAACAGGCACGGGCGATATTCAAAGCGATGCTCAAAGAGGAAATGCACCGGAAGGAACTGTGCCGGGCCCTGGCGAAGATGATGTTCCCCCAGGAGGACGTAAGGAAATTCGTAAGCATAACGTGGATGATGACGATTTGCCTTTTTGATAAAAAAAATTGTTGATTAAAATTTGTTAATTATGTGGTATAGAAAACCATCGGATCTTTCCTTGATGCCATTGCTTGCTAAAATGTACTATGGCAGGAAGGGCTCTTATTTGGTAAGGGTCCCTGGTGGCTGGATATTCGTGTTTTTAGGTGGCCTGAAAACAAGGTTCCTGAAAGAAAAACCAGTTGATAAAATTGTTAATAACTATGAGACGATTACTGTACATGAGGCTTAAAGCCTGGTTCATTAGAATATTTCACAGGGATCTTGTGGGGCTTAATATCCAAGAAGAAATAAACCTGGCCTTATTTGATGTTGTTATTGCGGCTGGTGAGGACGCAGGGAAAGAGTTCTTGTATGTAGGGAAGGGTCTGTACAAACAACAAAAATCGTTTATTAAAAAAGGCGGGTACCCGAAACTTAAGGTATCCGGGAATTTTAAACTTCATGAATTTTTATTGTAATGGAAAGAAGAAAATTTTTAGCTAATATAATTTGCATAGGTGTGGGGGCTAGTGTTACCCCAAAAGTATTAGGTGCATTCAAATCACTTGAGCCTCCCGTGGATCCGAAAATTTTTGAATATCCCTTAACTTACAAGGAATCTTATAAACCTTCCCATGATTTTATAATAGGCTTTGTTACTGTATTAAAAGAAAATGAAGTGACTATAATTCCATGTAATAAATTAGAGGAATTTCCTGTTATTAGAAAAAAAGAGGTGTTTTTAGTCTTTTCAAATTCGTTTTCAGAGGAAAGCAAGACTCCTCCCCCTTCTCATAAAGAGGAAAATCCCGGACATTCTATAATAGTTGTTAATGAAGATATTCCTAGAGCTGGTGCCGGTAATGGAATTACTTTTTTAATAGATAAAGCAAGTCTTTCCAGAACAAAGTTAAGACTATGGGACAGTGTATTGTTTCCTATAAAACAAAAATAATCAGACAAATGACAGAAGAATATAAAACATCTGCACTTTTTAATACAGTTGTTCAGATGTTGGTCAGAGGCGAAGATCCCCTCGAGGTGATCGATCAGTTAATAACAACTGCTGAAGATGCTAATAAAGCCCTTATACAATATATGTACAGGGATACAAGACCAACTATGTCAATGTCAGAATCTAAAAGCAATCTTGATGGATAAATGGCTATATTGCTTAAAAGGAACGGTAGCAGATATCTTCCGGGGTAATGTGAATGTTTTATATCAAATGCCTAAATGCTGGACTTTTTACGGTTTTAAATATAAATTTTTACAAACCTTAAATAAGACTATTGATTCATTAGAATCAGGGGGGTTTACAGAGGATCGAAAAAAAGAAACTGTAAAAAATCTTGTAAACATGTCACGAGATTTTAGAAATTATATGGCAAAAAATGAAAAGAAGAAAGTTTTTTAAGAACATAGGTGCTACCCTTGCAGGGGCAGCCCTTCTTCCTGGTGTTGTTATTAAGGCTATATCTGAACAACCAGGTTTACCGGGCTTTAATATAAAAGAGCTCGATGAGAGAATAAAACAACTCAGAAGGGAGTGGCATATTAAACAGGCCAGGAAGATGTATCAAGAACATTTAGAGATAAGAATGGTTCAGGATGTTTATAGTGATGAAGTTTTTGAAACCCTACGAAAACTATATGGTCATATGGATATGATTGAATTATTAAAAATTACTGATAGAAAAGGATGGAAAAATAATAATTCTTACAAGTAACAAGCGTCAAAAACAAACAAAATGGAAAAATTCAGAAAAGAATTGCAGGACCTAATAAACAAGAACAGTCTTGAAAATGGTAGTGATACTCCCGATTTTGTTCTTGCAGAATATCTGACAGATTGCCTGAAAACTTTTGATAAAGCAACGCGGGCAAGAAAAAAGTTTTGGCGGGACGATCACGAGAAAGGAAAATAAACAAAATTGTAAAAACAATGGAAAAAGTAAAAGTGATAGCTGATATTTTTAAGTCAGCTAAAGAAAAAGGTCTAAAGAATGTATCTATAAGAATACATGACGATCTTACTTATAATTATATATTATATGTTGGAGAAAAGGACCGGTTTGGTTGTAGAACACTAGATCTTTTATTGGAATCATTATCTGATCATGAGGATTTATCCTATATGAATGAGTAATGGATAGAAGAAAGTTTTTTCAAAAAATAGGCATTGCATCCCTGGGAGTGATAATTGCTCCTGCGGTTGTTGCGGGGGTTATTAAAAAGGCTATAAAGCCCCAAAAAGTATTGTATGGGGTTATCGTGCCTAAGTGTAGAAGAACAGGATTTGGTCTTATTACAAATAATGATCTTATTATGCAATATCCATTAACTTATAATGAATGTTTTAAAAACCGGCCCAATGGATAGAAGAGATTTTTTTAAAAAAACAAGTGTAGTTACCCTGGGGCTGATCTTTGCTCCTGCGGTTGCTAAGGTGTTGGCCGAAGAGGTTCCTGAAATCAGATGTGGCGAAGGCCTATGGGCTTATGTACGAAAGAATGGTGTTACAAAATATTATGCTCCGGGACAACTTTGCGTGGGAGATCTGGAAATTTTACAAAATCCCCCGGGCTGGGCACTTAACTATACACATATCTATCGCACAGGAACAGTTGGAATCGAGGCTATTAAAAAGGCTGTTGATCAAAGTCAAATGGCATGGTTCAGGATTCAAGCTGCTCTGGAAAATAAAAATAAAAATGAAAACTAAAATATTAATCCTTTTTATTCTCCTGTCCGGGTGTGCTGTTAGCCGGTACCCCGAAGGAAAACTGATCAAAACAAAGGCTTATTGTGGGAAATTTGAAAGAATCAAATACCATGAGAAAACCTCAACCATCAAAACAACAATGCTTGTTTTCACGGTTAAAGGAAAACCTGACGTTCCCCTGGGAGCGTATTGTTATATTCGCAGGATCCCCTGTCGTGTTGATGTTACTAAATCCATGGAAAAGAAACTGGAACCAAAATATTTCTCATGGAATAATTCAAAAGAGTACAGAGTAAAGGGTAATATCCCGTATAAATTATTCAAATAAAATTTGTTTTTTAACAAAACTTGATTTAGCTTTGTCAGCAATAAAGTTCTTTAAATACTAATTAGAGTATGATATATTACAATCAAATCCGGGATAAGTATCAACTATACACGACATAATCTAAATGATATTGGAACGTTGTTTCCAACAGTTTAGCCTAACAAGTCGTGTGTCTCCCTATCCCGGAAGATGATTGTATTGTTAGGCTTTACTTTTTAAGGGATGGCCAGGTGTTGATACCTTCTTTGTATGCCGTGAGTTTTATTTTAGGTTTAGAAATCAGACTTCAACCCAGGATCAGCATCGGCCTCCCCTGTAAAAATTATCATAGCCTATCCCACGTTCCGTTGAAATAGTCGTGTTCGATCAGATAAATATCCCTTTGCCTGTGCAAAGGAAAAGAAGAAAGTTTTTTGACAGCTTTTTTCTTTCTTCTTTTTCTCTTTTCTACGTTTTCTCTTTTTCTTCTTTCTTTTTAGAAGTAACGAGAATCTTCTAAAAAAAAACAAGAGGCACCGGGAGAACCTCTGAATATTACTACGAAGTTCTATTTTTTATTTACTCACTAATATTTTACAAATTATGAACAATTTACAAAATTACATTGGGGTTAAGCTTTTAAAAGCAAAACCCATGACAAGGGGTGCATACAATAGTTATCGTGGCTGGGACCCTCCAAAAGAAGAGAATTATCACGAAGATGGTTTCTTGGTTGTCTATCCGGACGGTTATGAATCATGGTCTCCAAAACCTCAATTTGATGAAGCATATCGCTTGATTGATGGTGGACACATGAATTTCGGATTAGCTGTCGAAGCATTGAAAAAAGACTTAAAGGTTGCCAGGGAAGGATGGAACGGAAAGGATATGTATTTACAATACGAAAAGGCTAAAGATTTTGAATACAGCGAAATGCTTCCATTTATTGTTATGAAAACTGTTCAAAATACTTTCGTTCCCTGGTTAGCATCACAAACAGATATGTTGTCAGATGATTGGTTTGTTGTTGAATAATTTTATTATCTTTGCCAGTGATGTGAATGTTTTGTTAAGTGTTATGTTTCCATTCTTTTGAAAAAAGGCAGGTTGTCGGTGAAGCTACCTGCCTTTTTTTTGATAAGGTCCTCTTATCAATGTTAATATCTTTTTTATATATTGGCTCATTGTTTAACTAAAATCATTCAAAATTATGGCTAAGACGAAAAATGTACAGGATTTCTCCCCCGCAGCTACCAGGATCTATAACGCTGCTAAAAAAGGAATTGTTAACCGCACTAATTCCAGTCATGTAAAGAGGGTTATTGACAGCGAATTGGATAAACATTCTCTATCCAAAGAGAAAATTCAAAAAGAGATATCTGACAATGTAGATAAGGCTTGTGCTATTACAGTTGAAGATGTAAAATCATCTTTTGAACATCGGATATTGGAATTTGAAAATGAAGTGAAAGACCTTCAGGACGGTGCAGAGAAATTTGCTAATGAATTTGCTAAGACTGCCACGAAAGAGCTTAAGGATGAAAATTCAGTGCTTAAACAACAGGCAAAAACTCTTACGGAGGAAAGTAGTACTCTTAGCAAAGAAAATGAACGCCTTGTAGAAAGAGTTAATGGCCTTACAGAACAGGTCGTAAATCTACAAACCCCCACTGGCAGTAATCAACCAAAGGACGATACCCCTCCTAACCCTGATCAGGAAAAGGAATCTTCTCAGAAGAAGAAAAGATAAGTGCGAGTAGTAAAAGAAATTTTCAAGTGGCTCTGGCGACAGTTGTGGCCAAGGCCTGTCTTGGCAAAGGACGTTATGGATCAGTATGTTGTTGTTCATTACCGGGGAATTGATATTACCTTAAGAAGGCATGAAAAGCTCGTGTGGGACCAGATGAAGAGGGCTCAAAAACAAAAAATTTGGAGAGCCACTAAAAATGCTTATAAAAAAGGGGATATTGAAAAAAAGAATATTGGCGGTAAGGTAGTAACTGTAAAAAAGAGAAAGTAATGTATTCCAAAGATCAGATCCTCTCCATGGAACCAACACCTAATAATGTGTTGATCCAGATAGACCGTAAACAAGATGAATACAAAATGAGCGATGGTAATAAGCTTTACCTTGATTGCTCATTTCAACCCGAACAACATGCACCAATAACCGGTCATGTTGTTTCTATTTGTAAGAAATTAATATTTGACACGATTCCCGGTCATAATTTTAGTCTTGATTGGGATACGGACATACGGCTCCGGGTAGGTGATTACGTGATCAGTTATTATCTTGCAGCAATAAACGCATTGAATAATGGCCGGCTTCTCATAGACCAATATAATAATCTATACCTTATCTTAAGATATGATAAACTCTTTGCAGCCAGGCGTGGAGATCGGGTAATAACTATTAATGGGTATAATCTTCTTACTCCAATAAAAGGTATTGTACAGGAAGACCTGAGGGATAGAATGAAAAAAATGGAATTATTAATACCCGATACTGTGAAAAGTGGTAAAAATGCCGTAATGGCGAGACTTAAGTATGTAGCTGATCCTATCAGAAAATATCGGGATCCACGGTACTTTGATTTTAAAGATAAGATGAGCCCGGGTGATATTATTCTTTTACGCAGGAAATCCAATATCCCTCTTGAATATGCCTACCATGCTTCATTAGAAGGAAAGCAAGTATTTTATCGCATTCAGAGAAACCATATGTTTGCCATAGTAGATGAATCAATACTTAATTGAAAATTTCGCAGAAAACGAATTTAAAAGCATGATGTTTGACGTGTCTGTTGTACAGCCACCCAGGCATGTAATAACATCTTATCCCAGGCTGAGGAAGATTAAAGAATTTAAAACAAAATTCACCAGGCTTAGTAAGGATAAGGTTATAAGGTATATAATGTTGCTTTATGACAAAAACTCCCCGTTTAGAATAAAATTCAATGACGTATTAATAAG